GTACGCCTTTTGGTTTGCTGATGAAGATTGGATGCCGGGAGATAATAAAATTTGGTCTTACATGTGCCTAAAATATAGCTATGAATGAACAATTAGACATATTGATTAAGCAGTCGGAAGACTTACCGCACTGGATGTTCTGCCGACTGCTTGCTATGATGCAATGGAACGTGCTCTAAAGATAGCCGAGGATGTTATTTGCAATGCTATACCGCTTATTGTTGCGGTAAAACTGGCTATGCTGTTAACCCTGTGTCTCTAATTCTTTCACATCCTCCAGTGCCCTATACAGTATGTATATGGTGCTCATGTTGTTTTTAAACAAATCTGTGTTATCTTCATCTACGTATTGCGCGTAATCAAACGCCAGTTCTACGAGTTCCTTTCTAAGCTCTTCAGGAGCTATAATGTCTCTAAAAAATTCGCCCATTGCGCTGACGTCATATTGCTTTTTAGCGGATATTGTATTTCTTTCCATGATGAATATTTGTTTTAGGTTTTGTTGATAAAAGCCCGCCCGCAATAGATACGGGCAAGGCTTGATATTATTTGCTTTTACGTTCCTCTTCGAGCATTTCCTCTACATAGGAAACTTCGCATAGGTTAAAATCAAGGATATTTCTTACATCCTTGTGTATTTGGATAAGTTTGTTTGTGTTGTCACTGAACTTGTCCATTGCCCTAATATCCCTGATTATACGTTGGATAAATTCGCAAACCAATGTAATACCAATAGCCATTCCGTCAGCCGTATATTGCTCTACTGCCTTATCCATGGCCTTATCCGCAAAATTCATTGGAACCATATTGCCGTTTTCATCTTGCTTATAAGTGGTAATTTCTTTCCCGAAAAATTCCTTAAAAGCATCGGGTAATGAAAAGCTTGCATGGGCTTTTAAGCATGTAATCATATACTGTAAATCGGCGCAGGTAGTTTCTTGCACAATATCCCTCCAATCATCTTGCACCATTTCACCAAGAACTGTATGATGTATCAAATCATCTTCGGTTAGGTTTAAAGTTCTTATGCTACCGTCCTCATTGTAATCTGATTCTTCACCCCCATATTCGTTGATAGATTCAAGTCTTTTTGAGCAAGCATAAAATTTCCACTTCCCTTCGTATTCGGAAAAGTATTCATTAAGCATTTCGTTCCATTCATTAAGCCTTTCCACAACTCCATGAAACCACAATTCCCAAAGAACAGTTTGATAAAAAATAGCAGAGCAATCTTTATTCTCATTCTTAGCGTCCTCAAATGTTCTTGGTGAAGAAAATATTCTTGCAGTTTCCAATTCACCAATAATTTTATTAAAATATACCGCCAAAACGCAGCTTTCGTTTATATTGCACATAACGTCATAGAACGGTGTTTTTGTATCTCTTTTCATAATGTATCAATTTTAAAAGTCATGCTTATTTTTATGAGGCGGAATCCATTTCTCCCTTTATCTGTTTGACAGATTTCTTTATACTCCATTCGTTTTCGTATAAAGCTATAATAAAACGCCTGCCCCTTTGTGTCCATACAGTATAAATACTCGTTGATGTAGAGCCATCACTTCTTGTGTGCGTGTTTGTTCTCGTTGAGTGCATACCCCATTTGTCATACGGAGCTTTTAAAAGCCATTGCCCCGACTGTTTGAACTGTATTCCAAGTTCTTTCAGTTTGTTATTCAGCTTCTCGGCATCCATTCCGATTTCTTTTGCTATTTGAGTAGTGGTAAGAGTGTTTACACTTTGTAGGTGGATATCGTAGTACACAACTTTAGGTGCAGATTGTTTGATTTCCTTGTCTTGTGATTCAATTATCTCTTCTTTAAGTTCAATCTGCTGCTGTTGTTCCTCTATCTTCATTTGCTGCTTTGCTGCCAACATCAGAGCTTCGCTGAATGAATGTGGAACTTCATATTGCGGTTGAAGTGACGTACTACCGGTAGTCATAAGCTCTTCTATTTTCATATCCACCCATACCGCTAAATCAGAATTTAACTTTTGGGCAACTCGTGTAGCAACAAGTCGATGCGCCCAAGTGCCTCCACCAAGATTTGGCGCTCCTTTTCTAACTATCAGTAAATCAGCAAAACTAAAATTTTGTAGTTTTGAGAGAGAAGTGCAATAATCACTGATTTCCTGCGAGTTAACAATTGTGGATAAATTCTTATCAGGATAGGCTTTCGCCATAGCCGTAAGATTTACCATTACATCACTCCCTTTTTCAAAAGGGATTTGACTACCGTTGTAGTCGAATTTAATAATTTGTTGTGCCATAATTTAGAACGTTTTTGGCATTATAGGCAAAAGAAAAACGGCTTTGCCTTTCCCGTCGTTCTAACATACCAATAGGCAGTAGTGGGTGCATTAACACTCCACACAGGGGTACAAAGCCGTTATATTGTATATACAGCGTTATTTACAAGCATAAAAAATGCCTGCTAATAGCAGACAACCGTCCGCCTATTGATATATGTTAGAACGCTGCAAATATACGTCCTTTTTCTATAACGCCAAATGAAAAACTTAATATTTTACTTTAACCGTATGATTTCTACCCCATATCATCGCATTATACAGCGAGGCGGCATATAGTTTAATCTCTTCGTTGCTTTCCAAGAACTCCACCTTTAGCGCTTCTTTCATTGCGGTGGTATAAAGGTTTTGGTCTAATGTATTATCTTCCATTGCTTTTGTTTAAAAAATTAATGATTCTCTCAATCTCTCGAATATCTTCTCTCTTTCTTCGTATGTGGCTTTTCTTGTTTCGTAAAAAGAACCAAACAAATGAATGTTTTCTCTTCCCGGACTGACTATATACATATGATATTTATCAAAATTATACACCAAGTAATCGCCTTTGTCGAACGAATCAACGACAATAGGGTTAAGCCCGGCAACATTGTTCATCAGCTTCTCAACTTCATAGCGGTCCAAAAAGCATTCTACCCACTGCTCGTTATCTCGGTTGATTATATGGCCGTCATAGGTAACGGCCACCTCGTATGTGTCTTTTCCGTCTGAATAAAACAGCTGTCCTAAAAGTACACTGACGCCATAACCATTCTCAAACTCAACCACTCCCTGCATGTACTTATCAACATCTTTCATCAATTTCATCTTTTTGATAAAATTTACCTCTTCCTCTGTAAAGTAAGGCTTAAACTCTATATCAGAGAAACTGTATTTTCTTTTAATATCTTTCATAATTACAAGTTTTAATTATCTGCATTTCACTTTTGTAAGCCCGTATTTGGCTAATCTCAGATACACCGTCCTGACGCTTACATTCAATATTTCGGCCATTCTGCGGGGAACTATGCCGTCCTCCTTGTACATCTTTGTAATGTTCTCCTGTGAAAGAGGGTCAACAAATACCTTCCTCGGTTCGGCTATTCCCATTCGTTTACGCGCCACTGCCGCATACGCTTCGTTTTGCTTATCCTTTGTTACGTAGATAACGGTAGTGTTGCTAAGGCGAAGAGGAACCAAGTTCTTTTCAAGCTGTTTGCGCTCCTCTATCAGGTGTTCTGCATCTCCGTTGACTGTCGTGTCTACCTTCTTGTATTGTTCAGGCAGACGGGCGTGTCTGTCTCTTAGTTTCTTTTCGGTTGCTCTCATTGTCTCAATATATTATTCCAATTCTATGATACCATTTGTCCGCATGGCTGAACCATCCAAGCATGAACGGTTTGCCGAAAATGGTTGCTTTGTAGAGTTTACTCATGTGTTAATTTGACTATTAAAATCGTTAATAAAGTTCCTTACTTGTAGGCTAAAACCTATATTTGTACCGCATTTGATTTGGAGCATTAACACCTCCAACCCGACGAACTGTCATTCGTCACCTTTCTTGTCCGTTCTCATTGAGAAAAGACATTTAAGCCCAATGTCCTGTAACTTTGGGCTTTTTTAGTTGCACTTGACAGGGTGCAGCTTAAAGCTTGCTAATACAGGTTAGTAGGCAAAACGGAGAGGAGGTGTTATTGTGAAAAATCAAATGCAAAATGAAAACGGCAAAACTCGTATTTTCTGTCGGTATATCATAAGGAACGGTAAGCGGATATATCCAAAACATTCCAAATACTTTTCTTTCTTGGTAGATAGTAAGAAAGTGGCGTAATGCTGTTTTAAGGGGATGTACAGGCATCCCTTTTTTTACTCATGGTTTATCACATCTTACATATCTAACTCCTAATATATTCAACGTCCCTCGGCAATGAGGACAAATGTTTTTGCAGTAATAAGACCCTATTACCACTGCCGGATCTTTAACTGGTGCAAAAGTGCACAAATGAGACAGACTCGTATCTACCTTTTTATATCTTCTTAATTTACTCATAATTCTATATGTAAATGATAAGTATTAATAATAGCAAACAAGTAAATAGCCACAGTAATAATACAGTCTATACATATGGCCCAACTACCGAGGCGGTAGAATCTTGATAAAGACAAAGCCATCACCGCCAAAAATAAAACCCATTGACTTGTCATTAGTCCTGCCATTAATGTCATCCACTCAAAAAGATCCAAAACGCTCATTAAAAGAAGCATGGGGTGCTTTTTAAAATATGTATTCTTATCTTCTTTGGGAGAATGTATATATTCGTATGTACGAGAATAAACCCTCTTACAGTTTAAGGCTTTCATGATTTCGTATAAAGCCAAAATACCTACAAATAAAAAAAATATATGCTTCATTACTATCCCTCCTTATTAACTTTATCACAGAACTCCATTAACCCTTCGTGTTCTTCTTTGGATATTTCTTTCCAAAAAGTGATTATACACACGCACCCGTCATCTTCATACAACTTACGCATCATGAGATTTACATCAAAATCTCTGCCTTCAATTGATTGTGTTCCGCAGCATATTCCACCTAATTTGGATCGATAAGTATAGTAATAGTATTTTTTAATATCAATATTTCTTTCCATGTTTATATGGTATTAATTCGTTATATCTTTGTTTCTGCTCAATGTGCCAGAGCAAATCTATGTCAAGATGCTTGGCAAGCCCGAAAATCTTAATTAGAGAGTAGGATATATCTCTATCAATAAGATTTTTAGTAATATTGAAAATAGACTCTGTAAATGTTTTGCCAATGAATATGTGCGAATATTCTTCAAGCACTTCATCATCCAAACAGTCATTCTCCAACTTAATTTCACGCAGTCCGCACAAATCAAGCAGGCGGATAACGGCATCGGTAAGCTCATCAGGAACTGTATCTTTGACGTGTCTTTCAAACGAGCACTTAAATCGTTTTTCTTCTTCCACTAATGCGGAATAACGGTTAAACTCACGCTCAAAAGTCAATATACCTTTGAAGTATTTCCCTTTTCTATCTGCTTCCACTGCTTCCATAAGCTCGGATATGACAAGACATAGGCAATGTTCGTTACTCAATTCTTCATCATGAAAACCATGTTCACAGGCGGTTTTATAGGCGCGATCGCGCAATTTATTTAAATTCATGTTCATGTCTTATTTTACTTTTAGTCATTTTCTAAAATAACGGGAGAGGTTATTTTAGTTTTCTCTACTTTCTTTAATTGATCATACTTTTCTCTCACTTGCCTGTAAAATTCCTCCTGCTTCTTTGTGAACGGCATGAATGAATGGTTCAGCCAGCGGCAGATGTAATAGGGCTTGTCGTTGGAGTAGTCCTTATTGTCTGACGTTACCAGCCAATCTATCGGATTGTCATTCCTATCTGCTTTTTCTCTTGCGAGAATGAACGCATCAATCAGCTTGGGGTATTTCATCAATCCGATATAGTTGCTTGTAAAGTTCGCTTTCGGGCAGACGATGCAACCTACACGCTTTGAGTGTTCGTATTCGGGATTGATAGGAAGGTTATGCTTGTGTATATAATCCCAAACATCATTGTCCGTCCAATCAATGATAGGCTTTAGCTGGATAACGCTTGCAGTTCCTACGGATTGGCAGTGTTCTTCAAAGTAATCGTCTATCAGAGCCTTGTTTCGCTTAATTACCGTTTTGTTCTTGGCTTCAAATGCAGTTCTATTGGCTCTTTTTGCACTTTCAGCCTTTCGCACACCGACAATGGAACACTTATCTACATAGTTCGGATTGTGTTTGTAACATTCGCAACAGTATGCCATTGTTACAGTTGGTAGTAACCCACCGTAATTTCTCCAAATGTTTTCGATAAAGCCAAACTTGTAGTCCCTTCTCCAAATCACATCGGGATAATGCTCACGGATGAAACGCTTTGTGACGGAGCTTTCAAAAGAGACATTGTAGTAGGCTTTGAAGTCTATGCCGCTGCGCTTGCAGAGGTCGTAAACAACACAAGAATCTTTACCTCCAGATACTCCAACCGCAATTTCAAAATTCATTGCTTTTGCTATCTTAGAAAATTTAATGATTCTGGTAATAGCTTGCTGTTCTATTTCTTCAGCAAATAGGTTCATAGTCTAATTGATTAGTTCAAATTCATAAGCGAATACCCAAGGGTTGCTGTTTTTTTTCTTCTATCTTTCCAAGTTCCATAATTCATATTATATAACCTATCGCACCATTCAAGATTTGACACTCTATTATTTGTTTTGTCTTCATCTTTATGATTTATTTCCTTATAGCCATTAGGATTTGGGATGAATGCTTGAGCTACCAATCTATGCACTCTTTTCGTTTTTCTGCAATTGGTATAATTTATACAAACCTGCATATATCCTTTTTCGGATTTTGCTGTTTTTATAAGTATTTCCTTTCCCCATTTTAATGACTTCACTCTTCCAAAATTTGAAATAAAGTAAGCATCGTCTGTTTTTGGTATAACCTTCCATACTTCATTATCAAAATCTTGTACAACAAACGAAGATTTATATTCTTTTTGTCTTTTTGCCCTACTTATTGCATCTCTCGCTTTGGCTTTCTCATAGTTACGAGTGCGAATAGATGTTTTCTTATGACAACTTTTGCAGCTTGATGTTATACCAATCTCACGCCTATTGTCAGCGTAAAACCCATTCTTTGAAAACCATTGTTTACATACATTGCACTGGTAATATATTTCTCCATTTATATATTTAAAAGGTTTTAATCTCATTAGTCTATCAGTTTAAATGAATAACAAAAAACGTATGGATTCTTTAGCCAAGTTCCTTTTCCAGACACCTTGTCTATGAGGGCGGCAAAGGCTTCGCGAGGGGTGTCGAAAACTGGGAAATACCCAGGTATCTCATATTTCTCGTCAAATCCAAGAGCTTTACCTATTTTGTTAGCTTTAATCATATTCACACCTTCACGTAAGCAGTCCTCGTCCGAAATGTCTTGGAGTCGTTCTATTTTTACGTTGGTGATGCGGATGTGGTGCTTGCAGGCTTCGGAGCGGACAAACATTTTATTATTCCAGCCAGCTGCATTTTTAATATGAGGATAATATCCGACATCTTCTTGCAGTGGCTCTTCTGCATCATACCCTAAATCTTTGTAGCTTTGCGCAATGGCAACCACTTCGCCGACTTTGTACGGAGAGGTAATAGTATCACAATAATATTCGGATGATATTTTGTCCTTTATGCCAAAATAAGTATTATCATCATCAGTTTTTAGTTTTTGTGATTCAGGAACTTTGACTATTACCATATCAGGACAACTACATTTCCAATAGTGTAACTTTTTATCTGTCACAATTCTCCTTGTCGTAGTCTTCCAACCTTCCAATACGGCTTGGGTTAAGCTGTATTTATCATTAAACATTATTTTCTTAGCCATAATCATATTAATCATTAAACAAATCAACAGCTTTCGCAACCCAATACCATATCACGAAATAAAAGGCGTATTTGGCTAATCTTTCGCAAGATAGTGAAGGCTCTAACCCGGCTATGAAATTCCACGTATTATACTCATATACACAAATTAGATATGATATAATGATAGAAACCAGTATATATATAAATCTTCTCATAATCATATAAGTTTTAATGCTTCAAAAATCCCGGCTTCGAGTGCTTCTTCGTAGGTATCCCAATTCCCACCATCGTTAGGGCCTTTGGCATCATCATCTTCCATCCATGTGCCGTTATTGGCTTTCACAATGGCATAGCCATAACCACAAGCATTACGGTATATTTCAATATGCAAGTTCTTGGTTTCACGCAGCCACTTTTGAGCAATGGATTGTGTAGGTTGAGAAAAGCATTGTTTTGGTAAATCATCATTAATTCTATATAAAGTTTCCCTTGGTATATTATTAATATCAATAACATTTTTACAATACTCATTAAACCCTTTCTTTCTCAGCTGCTTCGCTGTCTCTAATGTTACAAGTTCTTCGGTCATGGCTACTTCTCCTCTTCTTTAGCATTGTCGTCATAGACAAAATTAGCAGAGTCCAATTGCGCCATTGAAATAGAGATTTTATTCTTATATGTCCAATTCAAAATTCTACTAAATATCCTTTCACTTTCTTCTTGCGTAATAAATCCATGAAGTTTCAAATAAGAACAACACAAAGTTGCTATCGCTAATTTTCTTCTATTTTCCATTGTTATTCCTCCTTATCTATCTTAATATCTGTTACTTTGCCACGATTGACGAAACGAAAACATTTCATTACAATACACAGAAACGTTTCGTATTGGCTCTCAAATTCATCGCATTCATAACGTAACGAGCAGTCACTGCAATCAAAATGCCCATTATACACTTTCTCTGCTTCATGCAGCACTCCGTCTATTATTATTCCGTTCTTTATTTCCATGATTATTTTCTCCTATGCGTTTTACGGTTTTTATTCTTCTTCCTGCGTTTCGCAATCTGCTTGTTTGTACACCTATCATCTTTTAGACGATATTTTCTCATTTTAGGTGCATCACATGGTTCTAAAATGGGAACATCGATATATGGATTATAAATATTAAAACGAGTATTTTCACTCAAAAAAATTTCGTTCTGCATATTTCACCCTCCTTTCCGATATATCCATTTTCAACGCACCAGCAAAGCATCTCGTAGGCTGCATCAATAAGATTTTTTAAATGAAAATAAGATAAAAGACATCCTGCTCCCTCATACTCGACATGCCACATTTTCTTGTATTCACTAACTCTGATTGAAAGACAAAAATATTTTTTTATGACAGGCGGCAGCTTGTCAAGAATGTCCTGCAGGGTGTAAGCAGGGTATTCATATTTCATATTCGGTTGAGAAACGAAGAGAGTAGGCCTTTCCTCTAAGGCGAGCACTCCATTGAAAAAAGATTCAACCGTAGGCAAAAACTGCCAGTGCATACTTGCGTCACTCGTATCCAAGCCAAGCTCCCTCAGGTGCTTCATCTGATCTATTGATAATACTTGTTTTGATTTCATAATTCGTAAGATAAAATTACAGCCGTTAATGAAATGAAAATGATTGCTACTATCAAGGCGATAGATAGACAGCCCTTTTCGTATTCTTCATCTTCCGATGGTGTGTTTTCGTTATACCAATCTAATGGATGTTTTGATTTCATAATTCCATATCATTGTTCATACCTTATTATCTTCTCTCTACATCCAATATCGCTACCACAACATGGGCAAGTAACAAACAATACATTGTATCCTTCTCTTTGATCGTAAATTTCCTCTTTCACATCTTCTTTCTCAAACTCGAATTCGCATCCACATCCGTAGCAATGACGGAAATAAATCGGTCTCTTCTTGTTAGAGCCTTTAATTATTCTTATCGCCATACAGTCCTCCTTTCTCCTTAGTCCGTTTATCCTTTGCTATTAGTAATTTAAGTGCCAATAACGGGTCTTTGTTCGCAATGATATTAATGTCTTTAATACGTCTGTCAACTCGCGCATAGTGATGAATACAAATAGCATTTGCTTTCATTACACGTCCAATTCCATATAATGATTCCATACGAGGATTTAGACGGATGTTCTTCATTATTTTTCTTGCTTGTCTTAATTTCATATCTAATCTCTTTTTTAAACACTCTTACATAAAGCATTAAATTTGAATTTATCACAGTTTATAGTATCTCTGTTAAATCTGTCAGTGCATTTATAATAATGCTTACAGTTGTAACAAATCCTTTCAAATTTTCGCTTTTTCTTTACTTTAGGAAATTTCATATCTCAATCTCCTTTCTGTTTAATCCTTTTCAGTACATTCCTGTTGGCTTCGAGTATCTCATCGAAAGAGGGGATTTCGTTTTTACCAACATAATAAAACATAAGACCTCTGCTAACCATTGGCGAACGTCTTTTTAATGAGTTGAAAATAGATGTTGTTGGAATATTCATTTTAATTGAAGCATCTTTTATTGATTTGAAAACGTAAGCAGTTTCTCCATGTATGCAACAAATCTTTTTTCGATAACTATCAGTCGCATGCCCATAGGAGTTATTGTAAGACCTTGTACACCATTCCAAGTTATCAACATTATTATTTAAAGGGTTCTCGTCTTTATGATTTACCATCTCTAAATTTAAAGGGTTTGGTATAAATGCTTTTGCAACAAGCCTGTGCACAAACATTAGTTTCCTTTCCCCATTAATGCTAATTGTTACCTGAACATATCCATGAGAATCTATATAACCTTTCATTATCCTTGGATACGCTCGTTTCCCCCATCTACTAAAAATGCTTCTAACTCGTCCAAAATTACTAACTTGATACCCAAACACTCCTTTTGTGTCTTTCCATACCTCTTTCATGTCATTATAAATTTAAGAGTTTATGAATATTCTCTATAACTTCTCCGTCTGTCAGTGAATCGTCCTGCATGATTGATTTAATCCGATTTGCAAGCCATTCAGCACCGGCTTTGAACCCTTGTTCAATGTCATATCTATCAAAATCGAAATGCAATCTATATTTCTTTGGAACTCCACGTTCTTGACATTTATCGTCAGCATATTTCCTTACTGCTTCTTCTATTGTCTGTTTCATAACTATATTTTATAAGTTATCATGAATCGATCTTCGCCTCTCTAATGTCTATTTCAATCTCTAACGTGGTGTTTGATTTCGTTTTTAAAAGATGGTCTTCTATCGCTTCTGATAAATGACTCATTGCATCTTTTTCGTCCTTACCTATTCTCCTTACATTTATTTCTTCATTTGAAATAATATATCCATTTGACACCTTTTCAATTTTTATTTTTACTTTCATTTTAGCTCATTTTTTACTGATTTGAGGGTTATTCTTCTTTTAGTACGCTATCAATCAAACTGTCTATTTCCTGATCGGATAGAAACTGCTTACCTGCCTCCTTTTGCTCCTGAAGTTTAACTTTAAGCCTATTTTCTATCCTTTTCAACGCTGTACAAGTGTTCTTATCAGGATAATACCAATCAATAGAACTACAAACAATTAACTTAATATGATCAAGTTCTAAGCTATCCGGGCAATGTTTATTGAGAAAGTCTAAATCTTCTTTGATTATCTTCTCGTATGCGTTTTTATCAATCTTTATGCTCATATCTAAATTGTTATTCATTAATTGGTAGTTTCATAAAACACATCCATATCGTCTTACTTTGTCTTCCTGTGGTATGCCCAAATAACGGCTCATAAGGAATAAGAGACAATATTTCAATAGCTTTTATCTCGCTTTCGTTCCACTTGAATACCAATGTGCCATTTGGTTTTAAAACACGCATACATTCATCAAAGCCTGTCTTTATCACTTCCTGCCAATTAGCAGGGAGTTTACCATATTTCTTTGCCATCCATGAAGTTTCGCCAAGTGTTTTAAGATGTGGTGGGTCAAACACTACCATATAAAAGGTGTTATCTTCAAATGGTAAATTAGTGAAATCTGCTACAATATCGGGTTTTACTTCTATGGTTCTGATTTTATCTCTATCCTTGGCCGTGATGGTTTCGCTACGCTTGTCTATGAATAAAGTGTTAGGATTATGTTTGTCAAACCAAAACATTCGGCTACCGCAACAGGCGTCTAATATGATTTTCGTTTTACTCATACTTATTTTGTTTTACTCTAATTTTGAAAGGAGCACATCCTAATGAAAGGCTGAGTGTCAAATTCTAACTTGTCATTATAACTGTTGGATATGCTCCTTTTTGTTGTTACTTTTGTTTCGTCAAATTCTAAAAATTATAACTTATGAAAGAGTTTATAAAAACATCAATCTACTGCCCTGAAGAAGTAATTGGTCTAACTATCTCAATCTGCAAACAGCTTAACATTCCATGCAGAGGAAAACAAGATGCAGGGAACTTTATTTTTCAAAGAGATCTAATAAACAGCCTTTCAGGAAAATACAATATAAATGCTTCCGTAGGAAATAATTGTTTTTATTATTCTAAAAGTCTAAACCTGATTGCGGAATCTCTCGTTTCTCGTAATATCCTGAACGAAGACGTTCTTCGACAAGACTTGGAGGAATTTTGTTTAGCAAATCCGCCACTGCGCCTTTAGGAAAATACATGTGAAATCCCCTGAGTGAAAACACATTTTTTTCTATAAATAAGTTTGCGCCCACCACATTATTGTTTAACACTCTCTCCAAGCGTGCAAGGAACTTTTTATCCCTGTACGCTTGATACTTCTGTAATAGTTTTTTAATCATAATATATTATTGTAAGTTTAATCTTTCACCTCAACAACTTCTCCGCCTACTAATCTATACCAAGTATCAGCCTTGATGTTTTTGCCGTCAACTACAACAGCTTTCCAATCGGAAACATCGTACGAGCTTTCTTGCTCCTCTGCTATAACCAAGATAGATCCCATACCTCCTCTGACCTTTACATTTGTTCCTCGCGCCACCGCTAAACCGTTATTTCCAGTTGATGAACTACCTCTTGATGTCGCAGCACCTCTATAACCAGCGGTCGCAGCACCACTATCACCAGCGGTCGCAGCACCTCTATAACCAGCGGTCGCAGCACCATAATTACCAGCGGTCGCAGCACCTCTATCACCAGCGGTCGCAGGAAACCCCGGATTTGCATTATTCCTATTAGTGCACCGTTCCTTTACATAAGATACGGTTGCTTTCACAAGCCCTTTTATATCGAGTTTTGCTCCGATATGTATTTTAGAACAAGCGATCTTTGCATCATCCTCATCCGCATCCATATAACCGCTTCCCTCAACTTCGTGAAACTTATTCATACCTATATAAGCAGGCGGATAATATCCAAAGACATCCAATGGATGAAGACAAAAATGAAATCCATTTTCGCAAGCTCCTATTTCTCCTTCCTCCTCGTAGTCCTTGCCTTCTTCGTATTTAAACCCTCGGCATGTCATATCTGGATTAAAACCCTTGTATCCTTTTATTTTGGTAAACTCCTTTGGCAGAGTAACATTATCCGGAAGATTTGCTCTAAGTATCATGTACGCCATATAATTTGTATCAAATCCGGCTATTCCTGTACCAATAGCGGTGAGAAGAAATTCCCTTTCCGGATGCTCTTCAGCAAACTCTCGGAAGTTTCCTAAATAGATTATTAACTCTTCCTCGGCTATTTTCTGCATATCCTTATCCAACGTTGGGATGGCGTAGGACTGGCCTTGTATGCCTTCTGCCTGCCCCATCACTGCACCAAATTTTTTTACGGCTAATCTTGCCGCCCCTCCGGCATGATTACCGTTCATATTTGAACCAAAAACGAATATCTGATTTTCTGTAAGTTCCTGAATATTATCAGGAGTTAATTTCTTTTTCATAATGTATGTTGTTAGTTTAATTTATTCGTACATACTTACCTGCTATATCACACGCTCATCTCTCTGCCTCCTTAGCCTTAACCTTGCGTATTAGCGAACGGGCCTTGTTCCTCACGAGCTCCGTAATATCATCCGCGCTGTCCGCAAAGGAACACTGATAGACATTGTCCGTACACTCCGACATGAACTGTACATGGGCCTTAGCTTCTTTGCCTACCTGCATTATCTTATCGTACATCTCCAATCGGTAATCAGGATGATATTTCTTAAGAACTTGGTTAAAGTCCATTGTAAACGTTTCTATCATGTCACAGATTAGAATAATCGCATTGGTGCAAGTATTGATATACTCCCTGTCTTCGGGCGACATATCCGACATGAGGCTCTGCATATTCTCCGTTTCACCTTCGTAGCTGTCAAGATATTCACGTATTACCCGATCCTCTATCTTTTGCATTTTTTCCTTTAGCAAAACGGCTTTGGCGTATTGCCTGTTGATTATATACTGGGAATGCTTGTTCTTTAGAGCAATCATTTGGCTATCCTCTCTAATTGCTCTCCTCATTCTCTCTAAGACATCTTCGGGTAGGTCGTTTATAGTTAGTTTGTTCATTTGTTTTTATTTTTTTCCTTTAAATCTTTCGCATATTCTTCCGTATCGGTCACACGCACATACCCTATGACTTTTTACCATACAGAAGCATGAGTTTTCAATAAAATCTTTAGCGTATGCACATCTTCGACAATACACAGCAAAAAGGATTTCTTTTTTCTTTGGCATTATCTTCGGCTTTCTCCCTCTATTTTTACCACATTAAACATTTCTTTCACCCGGTCGGCGATATAGGCTCCATATCGTTGAGAAAGCTCTGTATCCGGGTCAAGATTCGTAGTCATGTGGGTATAGAAATTATATCGCTGCTCATAACGGAGTTGCAATACGGTCTGAATGGCATTAATACCCGTACCAAAGTGTTTGGCATCCATAGGTTCCCTTCCTACCTCGTCAATAGCAAGATTGTGCATGCACGACCTGTCTGTGTATAGGTTCAGTCCAGCAATACCTTTCTCGGCAAACTGCAAGGCAATTTCGGCAGCACTGGTAAACTGAAAGGTCAGCCCCACATCTGCACCACCAATACAATAACGGGCTATTTTTGCCGTATAGTTCTGCATCCCTTTCAACAAAGTGGACTTACCCACCCCAATAGGCCCATGCAGCAACAACCCCTTGCTTACATCAAATACTCCGGGAATCCCCCAAACCCATTGATAAAGAGCTTTCAGCAATTGGCGATTACTATTATCAACCGTAAAAGTTGGCGAGATTGCTTTCATGGATGCAACAAGTTGATTACGCCAATACATATCAGCCTGTTCTTTACTCCATTGTTTCTGATTAACTTTGCTTTCCGAATACGATTGATTTGATACCGGCGGAGCTTTCGTCCGGCTTTGTATCAATTTTCCGATTGTTTCCATTTCTTGCTTGAGATACAATTTCATTAAACTTAGAATTGATGTTGGTTACGCTGAAATTATCAAATATCCATCCCTCTTTAATTGATGAAAGAAGATATTGAAGTGCGTATAGCAGAGATTCATCAGAAACATCCATCTGTTTTTGTTCCATTTGAAACCTAAGCTTCTTTAATAGCTGCGACATAGCACCTGCATCTTTAGCAGTCCAGTAATAATCGCTTCCATAAATTTCTTTAAAATAGTCACAGAAAAGAGTACGGGCTTTTACGTTGATAGCTTTAGGCTCACTTTTACTCCTCTTACCTCCCCCTTTCAAAGGGGGTGAGGGGGATATATTATTTTCTTGTTTACTCTCTTCTAATATAATCTCTTCTTGCGATGTTTTGGCGATTGGGTGGCTATCGGGTGGCGATTGTGTATCTATCGGGTGGTGATTAGGTGGCGATTGGGTGGTGACCAAATTGTTATCGGGTGGCGATACATATCTACTACTTTTCCACCGTCTTTCGTTACCTCGTTTACCTGCATCAGATAATTTAGCTCTTTTATCGTCTAACGGCTTCATACGCATATTTAAAGATTTGGAGTAGAAACACTCACCGTCATCAGTGAAGGAAAATAACCCAAAGTCATTTATTATGCTTTTTATTAAAGAAGCATCAGAGCGTAAATCAAAAGCAAGAACGTTGTAATCCACTTTTAGTACATAGTCTTTGCTATCCCTCAATTTTTCTATCAAAGCCCAATATAGCCCATAACCTTCCCATTTATGCTTTATGCGTAAAGCTATAATCTTATCATCGCTTCTTGCGTCGCTGTCGTGTGGAAAGTAATTCTTCATTATTTGTTTCTCCTTATTGCAAAGTATAGCAATGCAATTGCGTTCCATATAACATGAGCAAGCGGATGAAGCCCGCTTTCCTCGTCTTTCGTTTCACCTTTTCGATATGCTACCAAGTGCCTAAGAAGCGCAGAATAATATCGGTTTTCCGCGTCAGGAAGATTCTGCCAGCTATTAGGAGCATACTTTTTTGCGCCAAAGTGATATACCTTAACGACTTCCTCTATCAAATCCAGCGGGAGCAAATCCCAGCGGAGTTTGTCGTCCTTGTAATCATTCTTAAATGATTCTGCCATAGTTATACATCTTTCAGGTAATCGGTTACTACTTCTATAAACTCGTCAAGCGAACGGACAACAACGTACTTAGCACCGATACTTTCAAACTCTTTCTGATAGGCTTTCTGATTCTCCGACTGCCTGCCTGTTTTAGTTTTCAATTCAATTCCACAGAAAGGATAGAACTTATTCGGTATGAGAAGTATCAAATCAGGGAATCCTGCACGAACGCCCATTTGCTTGAATTTTGCTGCTTCAATGGCGTTACGTTTTCCGCCATTAGGCGCATGAACAAGCCGCTTCTTCCATTTAGGATATTTCAAATCCCAATATTTAATTATAGATTTTTGGAGAGAATCTTCTAAATGTCTCATACATATTTTATTTTCAATTCAACACTCACAGGTTTGTCTTTCATCGTAGAGAAAGCATCAAGCAATTTATCCTTGATTGTTTCCAAAGGTTTTGTTAGGATGTGGCTCTCTATTACTGTAAGCGGTAACTTTTTCCCGCTGTGTGTAATGAGAGCCATAGAGGTAATTACGTAGGGTTTCATGTTTTATAAAATTTCTTTGCCTGCCTTGCAATCTTTTTGTTTAGCTTACTTAGCATCTCATACTGCTTGCTGTCACCTCCTGCATTATGAATGTCACACTTTCGGTCTATCACAAGTTTCTGAACAATTGCAATTTCGGTTTTGGTTAATGTAAGTCTCATGGTAAATATATTTAGAGGAGAAGCCCCGAATCGAACAGGGCACGCTGTTTTGCTGGAATTATTGAAACTGAATATAAACTAACCTTAAATAATCATGGCAAATCACACTATGTCATTCCAATACGTTCAGCGCTACCATATTCTCCGTTTTCTCGCCAGTTCCCGTATACAGTGCCATTGGCGTAACCCTGATTGGGCTTGACGAGGAAGTGATTCTTAATAAATGAAAATACCTTCACAGGCTCTTGTTCCCGGATAGGCGGTCAAGCCACACCGGAATAGTTAATTTGTTAGCTGATTAAATCTTAACCTGAACCTTTCACAGGACTTCTACATCAGTAGAGGGCTTTTGGTTTATTTTATTAAGTCTAAAATCTTTGTTTTGGCAATAGCATCCAGCTTCATATCTTGAAGCCCCTGCTTCATGTATTCTGCCGCCTTTTTGTTGGCATCATCCATGTTCTTTGCGGAAATGAGAACATAGTACTTGTTGCTTTTTCCATTGCCTCTATCGTCAACGAAAACATCAATCAGAGTAACCTTGTAAAAGAACTCATCAGCCTGCTTCTCATTGACAATCTCACGTATCTTGCTACGGCTGATTGCGAAAACGTCACACTCCATATTGTTAGAAGCGTACATTTCAAGTCCTTTCTGTTCTGCCTGACAGAACAAATCTACATCAGTGATGAATTGCTCGGTAACTTCTTTTTCATCGCCTTTCTCGTTAACCTTGTTTACTTTAAGCTTAAATTCGTACAGCATGGTATTTATGTTTTAAGTTACACATCAGAAGGGAAGATCGTCGTCATTTATTGAAGCAACAGGCGCTTCCACCGTAGCAGCCGCATTGCTTGAACCCTCAAAATCATAAGGCTTGAAGTCTCCAAGATAAACCTTTGATTTGGCCTCTGCCTCCGTCTTGTTCGCGTCCCTGTATTGCTTTGATAAGGACTGCTTGCAATAATGCGTCTTCCCAAATTGGCTCGGTTCTCTTCGCTCATTAACATTAAGGCCAAGATATACGGACTTCGCTTTCAGATTTTCGTCCATGCTTACATACAAGTCATTTTCCTCAATGGGAATAATAACACACTTTTTGTTTTTAATTGTTGCTATGCCTGTCTTTTCAAGCTTCAGCAAATCTATGCTTCCGGTTAAATTCATAAGAAAATGTTTTTAAATATTATAAAGTTCTTCTTTTGTTTTAAGTAATCCATATAGGTTATTTGAATGGATATAATAGCAGAAATCTTCTATTATGTTTATATTATATTCTTTTGAGGAATCGGTGTAATGACACTCTATGGGTTCATAAGGAATAAATTCAGTATGTACAACGTCAGTAAACATATTTTTCCTATATCCCCCGAACTGAAATAAATCAAAATAAAATGTAGAGCAATTAAAGATATCAAGATAAAAAGTCCATTGGCACGATCTTGTATAATCATCTGTGTGCGGAGTGGAATATTTGGTCTTGATGTCTCGAATCACCTTGTCGTATTTCAAATCGGCATATCCATGCACATGAATATCAAACAAAGACGAATAAAAATCTTTTCCTCCATGCACTTCGTGCTCTCCCGGATACTTATTCCGGTAATAAAGGCATTTTCTACCGCCTTGCTGTTTAATCTTACAATAACCCCATCTTCTTCCTGTTCAAATATTCCGTTACCTATATATGTAGCTTTTCCTGTTTCTACAATTTTATGAAAACAAGATCCGATTGTAGCGTAGGAATTAGGCTCTTTTTTCCCTGAAAGAACGTTTAGGAGGCGCTCCTCCGTATCCCATACAGAGTGCTTGTCTCTGAAACGTCTAAAGGCTTCTAAGGAAGTTACACTTATACGATACATAGGTTATTGTTTTTTAAATGTGATAGCGTAAGATGTAGAAGATGAACGGGAAGGAGGATAAATGGTATATATTTCTCCTGTTTCTTCATCTATTTCAGTTTTACTTCCATTTATAAGCTTAAGATAACTTTCTCTATTCTTTATTTTTTCATCTATATCTCTCTTTGCGTCGTTCAGCTTATCCCAAACAGGATCATTACATCCTGTAAAATCATATTTTACGGAAGTTTCCTTGATCTGAATAGTAGCACCTTTATATGAAGAATTCTCTCCTTTCCCGTATCTCTCCAATTCTTTGATAGTAGACTCCCTAACTTCGTTGTTTTTTAAAAACAAGGAAATTGTATCACTTATGCTTTTCATTTGCACGACAGCTTCTATTGCGGATATTTCTCCGTTAAGCACATTTTCTACAAAATAGTAAGCAAGGCTTTCTTGTTCAGATTTTGTTGTTGGAATTTTTTTTATTGACAATTCGTTGCTCATTGTGAATTTTTATTTATTATGTATTTTTCGTAATTGGACGATATTATGTTTATATCCTCTTGAGATACCTTATAATTTGCATCTATAAGATTAACTAATGAAAGCCTCTTCCCCTCTTTTTTTGCGGCATCAAGTCGCGCATGGATCCATCCCATAAGTTTTTCATCGTTTAACTGGTTTCTGTTTAGCATCTTACGATTGTCTATTGTCGGAGTAGGTTGTGGCTGTATTTTATTATATTTGGTAGTATCTTTATCCCAATATACATCTGCTCCTATTCCTAATGCTTTACAGGCTACCGATATAGCATCCGTCAGTGCCATCTTATAACATTCATCAGAAGTATAAAGACCGTTTTTTTCATTGGTCACGAATGAAGAACCGCCGACACCTTGAATAGCTTCACTCCATTCACCATTCATCTTTACATATAGATTTATATGAACAAAACTCGATATTACGTCTCCCCCTCCTTTTTCAGTCCACATCCTTAATATTTCATACCTCCATCCAAATCCGCAAACTCCAAATTCTTCTGTTAGCTTCTTTATGCGCCACATCGGATTTATATCAGACATTCCTTTTAGCCTCCCCGCAATGATGGTTTTTAAAGCTTCTTTCGGAACTTCCCTAATTCTATTGTATAAATCCAAGTTTGATTTATTATCCATATATTTATATTTATTAGTTTAACAATATCTTGATAACTCCTGACTGACACAAAGGCTCATTCTTTCTTCTTCAAGCTCATCAGGTGTGTAATCGTATTGACTGCGTTCTATTTCTGTGCGCAATTCCTCTATATCTTCCTCTATAAGCTGAATAATTTCCTCCTTTGAAGAATATCCGTATTCAGGAAGATACGCTAATGGGAAGGACTTAACTTTATTCAGTTCCTTATATAATTCTTCAAGCTCATTTTCCATTATTTCTTCTTTTGAACCGCCCGTACAAGGTTAAATCAAAACGGTGCGCACTTCGTTTCTCTCGCGGCTTTTAGTACAGTAATAGCACTACCTTATTGCGGTTGAAATAGGTCAAACCTCTATTATCTCAAATTTTCCTTTTCTGATATATATCTTATGGTTATAGTAATCTTTGACTATTGCGTAATCAGATTCCGGTCTAATATTATCCGTACGATCTTCTACATAGGAATCGTCGTAGGCTTTCACCGTTGCACTGCCGTAGGCTTCCACCGTTGCACTGCCGTAGGCTTTCACCGTTGCACTGCCGCAGGCTTTCACCGTTGCACTGTCGTAGGCTTTCACCGTTGCACTGCCGCAGGCAAAAGACACAGTTCTTACCTCATGGCATTTTCGTGTATAGATACCAGCTTCCGAAAGTTCTTCCTCAGTAAAATTTTCTTCGAGATATATTGCATCAACTATCCTTGCATCTATTAATACCCAAAACCAGTTAGCGGTGATGGCTTTTAATAGATCAGCCTTATTTTTAGCATCAAGTCCCATTTTGTAACCGTTTTGGCAGGCATTTGCGTTTTTTGCCCGGTTCAATAGTTCTTCTTTTAATTCTTCAAATGTTTTCATATAATTGTTATTGATGATTTCCAACTAAAAACCGGACTATCTTCTCAGACCGCCCGGCAACCTAAACAAATAATTCATCCATAGGATAATTCAGTTCTCGTGAGCGTTCCGATGTTAAGCCTTACCACTCGCCTTACGGTGAGCCACGAGAATATATATAATAAGCGTGTACGGCCGCCTTTCATTACCACCGCATACTTTACACCGATTTAAGACTGTATCGGACGCTTATGTTGTCTTTATGACCTGTTGTTTCTCGCGATACGGGCGCCCAAACCGCATACTTCTCTACCGTAGGACATTTCGGTGCGAAGAAACAATCACGATAACCAAGCCTATACGTAGTTTCGGCGTTTCCGCTATACGTAATCCTTAGTTATATTGAAACAAATCCGAATATCAGATATTCAAACTTTGTCTCACATTCAATACGTCAAAGAACGGTGTATCTTGCTTCCTCTGCACGAATCGAACGTGCAACAATCGCTAACCGGAATAGACCGGAAACGCTAAACCCTTACGAACAAATAACCTTAGCGATGCTCTAACCGTTGAGCTAAGAGGAAGGAGCGTTATTCACACAACGCGGTTTTTTTCTATGAATCTTTCAAGACTTCTCAGTTCGTACCATATAGTACGCCTGTCGTATTTTGAAAATGATATTTCGGCATTATTCCTTAGTTTTTCCAACAGTTTTTCTCCACATCCTAAGTATGCCATTGCTTCTTTGGCAGAGAGCCATAGTTTGTTTACCGGCTCTACCTTTCCGGTGTTTTTTGAGCGTCCCATACCTTACCAGTTTAAACTATCGTAGTAATCTTTGTTGCTTAAATAAGTCTTCACGATCTGCGTATCGCTGCAACCTTCACCGAGGGAATCTACAATAACATTGTAAGCCGTTTCCGTCATATTGTATATGACCTCTTCATTATAATCAGATTTTCCAACTATTCCGAGAAGGAAAAAGAATCCTGTAAAGCCTAAAGCGAATACAGCTATCTGTTTGAATACTTTGTTGTTATTCATAATGATAATATATTACTGAAGTCTTTTTACTATTAAACCTTCAGGACAGCTCTTCGAATAAAAAGAGTACCCCTTTTTTGACAACCTTGATATAGTGGATCGGGCCACATTGGACTTTACATGCTTATCCTTTATAATCACCGTATCACCAACCTTTATGCTTTTCAATGTATCTGCCGGAGATATTTTTTTTACAGCTACTGTTTTAATGTCATTCATGTTTATATATTATTGTATTAATCACCTACAAAGCAAGAACCGAATCGTCCTCTATTATTGTTTGTATAATAAGCCGATACAGGAGCGGAGAAGTCATCATACTTACTTCTTTCGGCTGGTTTCCATCCTTCGTGCTCTTTTCTCAATTTATCAGCAAAAGCCTTATTGTCGATAGATTTATAATCTACCATGTTGACAATTTCCTCTCTTGTACGAAGAGTAAACTTTGCCATTTTCCAAGACTTTCTCAAACTTTCAGACCAAGTGTATTTACCTGTCTTATAAAGGTTATGAGCTCTTTTCATTATGTCTGATAAATCGTACTTCATATTTGTTTTCTTTATTTATTTTATTATCTTTGTATCTACATTAATTTGTAACGTTGTTAACCGCTTTGTTGATTAACAACAATGCAAAGATAGGTATCTTTTTAGATACTACAAAAGGAATGGTATCTTTTTTAATACCATTTTTTATGTTATAAAACATGTTTTGTGTAAATACTTGATTAGTATATTGTTATGAACGGATTTAGATCAATGCCCAAAAAGGAAAAAGAATATCCTAAGTTCATTACATCGGAGGATAAAGATGTTGTGCTTGATTTGATGCTTGATAGAAAAGATGAAGAGGAGATAGTTCATTTGGATTATAAAGATGTGTCTTGTTTGCTAAATATAAGTAAAGGGCAATATAAAAATATTATAGAAGAATTTAAAAAGGATGGCCTAATAGAACAATGCGGGTATGGAGATAAATATAAACTCTTATATGGCATACACAAGAAAAAAGAATATGGCGGATATTGTATGGAGAGGGATGCTTATATGGCAGGTCTTAACAACTTGCAATTACAGTTAGAGAAAGTACAGAAAGAGCTATCTCCAACCGTAATTGAAAAAATAAACAACGTAGTCGCCAATATGAAAGATGTATCTGAAATGATAATCGGAATAAAAACAATATCCGAAATCATTTCTCATCATATTCTTCCATAAACAAGTATGAAAGAATTGAAGCAGATCGAAGAATGATGGCAGAGATATTTAATTCGTTAGCCATTTTTTTACTAAAATCTGAATTTACACAATTAATATCACCATTTATGAAAGCTCCTGCAATACATTTTAAAGAACTTATGATTTCTTCCATGTTATACGGGAAATTATTTGGAACTATAAAAGAGCTGGTTTCAAAGCAATCAGGATGTAATGATTTAACTTTTTCTGCTTCTTTTCTTAAAAGAATACCCTTTAAATTGTATTTATCATACAATACATCACATATGGATTTTTGTATTTCATATTTAAGCGCTTCTTTACCATTCATTGGACTATTCGGTTCTGTTGAATGCGTTTTTAATAATGATTCGTAGACTTCATTAATTAGTTCTTTAACATTAATGGTTTCTTTTAATTTTTTCATAATTCGATCTTTGAAATGTTGTACAATCGGTTAATTAATGCTGGGAAAATAGAATATATTATTTATTAAATTATTCAGCCTCGAATACAAAATAAATGAAGTCATTATCTTTAAATTGAACACGCACAACAGCATAAGCGTGTCTCACTCTTGATATTTGATTTCTTCTTTTTTTGTTTATGTAGAAAGGAGATTTAATATCAGCGTTTTCAGACATATCAAACATCCATTTAGTTATATTGCGCTGTGCCGCTCTTTTTGCCTTTTTCATAAGAGCAGAAATCTTTGGATCATTAGTACATTTGTAGTTCATTGCTATATAATTTATTAATTGATATAAACAGTAATACTTGCCCGATTTCTATAATCTGTTGCCATAACATGAGAAAGGAAATCGCCTGACGGATAAGGCTGAGATTATCCAATGTTTAACATTATAATTAACGCTTATGGCAAGAATTACTGTAAGGGTCAAAACCACAACCCGGATTAAAATCCGGCGGACTGTAATTAGGGTTCGAAGAGGTTAAAACCCAAAGGGGTAGCAATGGTCTGCTACCCCTTTAAATATTTATCTTCCTTTCCCTACTCTTGTTTTAGGGAGATTGTATTTGTTTACAATCTCCTCGTACGCAGAATAGGCTAAAGAATCAACGTGCTCATTATATTCATTACCATTGTGCCCTTTAACCCAAACAAAACATATTTCATGGAGTGATGCTGCACAATGATGATAAAGGTTTATCAAGTCTAAGTTCTTTTTTGGCTTCTTGCAGTTCGTAAAGCTTGTTATGCAATATTGAGAATCTGTATATACGGTTAATGTAGATCCTTTTGGAACAGACTTTACGGCGCTTATTATTGCAAGCATTTCCATACGGTTATTTGTAGTACCAACAAATCCTTTCTTGGACTCCTTTATTATTATTCCGTCCTTAAGTATTATATAGGCAGAACCACCTTCGCCATAAGGAGAAAGGTTGTCACAGCTTCCGTCTGTATATGCTTCAAATTTAAGACTTTCTTTTTCCATTGTAATTATATTAATATTAAGTTATAGTTATAATGAATATATTGTTTATAATAAGTTATATACTTAATAAAGAACAACTTGCTTTGATTTGAGGTAGGGGACTTGAGCAAATCATCCCCTTACCCGTAGAGAGTGTTTTCTCTCTTGCGGTTTTGGGAATGATTCAAGAGAATGAGCCCGTCATCTCGGCTTTCAGCTTTTACAGAGTTGGTTATCTCGTAACCTGCACCTGTGCACCAGTCCGCTTATTTCAATCGACTGCCTTCTTTCGTGCATCCCCTCATGGGCTTTCACCATGATGCTTCGGAAGGTTGTTTTAAATCTGTTATAGGTCGACGTTCAATTTCTACCGTTAGCCCTCCGCAGTACTCGTAAAGCGGAAACTATAACCGATTGTACTTTATAAATAAAAAAATCCGTTGCTAAAGTCAAGAGGCAACGGATTTCCATATAGAGAGGCCCACGTTAGGGCGATTGTTTAATTTAATCTGCATCTGTTGCCTCTTGACTTGCAACGGGTGCAAAGGTAGTATCTTTTTTGATACCACCTAAAATAATAGGAGATTTTTTTTATGAAAACTGCAAAAGATAGGTTTCATGAAGTAATGGATAGTCTTGGGTTAAGTGACTATAAGGTATATACCAGTATAGAGGGAATAACAAAAAATATGATATCTAAATTAAGACAAGGACATACAGAAGAAGTGTCAGTGAAGATATTAATGCCTTTTTGCGAAGCCTACCCCCAAGTCAACGCCAACTACATCCTTACCGGAAAGGGGAATATGTTTCTTGACACTGGCAAAGCTCCGGCCAATAGCCTTACCGCTTCACAGAATCAAAGAATGTTTGAAGATATGATTAAGGACAAGGACAATCAAATAGCCGATTTAAAGGCTGAAATAGAAAGGATGAAGTCTGCAATGGACAAGTTGACCGGACAGAATGAAATCATGCGAGAGCAGCTTGGACTAAGCGGAAGAAGGACTTCAACCAAGAGTGCGTAATAATTGATTTCAATACCGGGAGGGTGATTCGATAAATTATGCTTGAAAATTATGTTGATAAACATTATTTATCTCGGAACAAAATTAAAATATTATTTGTTTATTTCTTACTTATCGTTTTAACATCAAAAAATATTTATGAACGACGCGAATTTAGTAAGATACATATCGCACCTCTTAGATGCGTACAACATAGTTTCCAAGAGAGTAGACGATCTTGAAAACGAAGTAAGGATATTAAGAGGAAGCCAAGAGGTTACGCCTAAAAAGGAGTGCAAGGTATATGATATGAGAGAAGTTCATAAATTAAAGATATTGCATAAGTAAAGAAAGCACTATGCAATTAGTATGCAAATGATTTATTTACCGTTTGTAATTTATTGTTTTTTAGATAGTTATGTTATGTAAAATTCGGCTTCCCAAGCTGAGGGTCGCGGGTTCGAGTCCCGTTTTCCGCTCCATTGAAAATCAGGCAGTTACAAATAAAGTGACTGCCTGATTTCTTTATATATGCTGCATAACATACCCTTTTAGACCCTTTTAGGCCCTTTTAATCCTATCTTTGTATGCAAATTCTATGCAAATTTTTTGATTTGCATAAACAAAAAGAAATAGATATATGGCAACAGTTAAATTCTACCTTGATAAAAGAAGGCAAAAAAAAGATGGGACTTATCCTCTAAAGTTGAACGTGTTCCATAATAAACAAATAATGATAGCTACACAATTAAGCGCATCGGATAAAGAGTGGGCTGGAAATGAGTATTCTGTACGGGCACAAAATTATAAACCAAGAAACATTGTCGCTCGCGGGATAATAAACAAGGCGGAAACTGTAATATTAACGTTGGAGCAACAGGGTAAGTTGAAATCAACAACGGATGCATCATTAAAAAAAATGATCGAAGAAGCCATAAGCAATAAGACCCAAAACGAAAAGACATTCTTATACTATCTTGATGAATTTATATCGAAAAAGAATAATCAAGGTACCAAGACCGTATATACAACCACAAGGAACAAGATTAAAGAATATGATAGCCGCTGTACATTTGAAAGCATGGATAAATCGTGGCTTGAAAATTTTGAAGCGTGGATGGCAAAGACGATGAAAGTTAACGCCTACGCTATTCATTTACGGAACATACGCACCGTATTCAACTATGCCATTGATGAAGAGTACACGACATTGTATCCATTCAGAAGATTTTCAATAAAAAAAGAGGAAACCCGGAAACGCAGCCTCACAGTAGAACAGCTTAGATTATTAAGAGATTACCCATGTGAGGAGTATCAGATAAGATATAGAGATATATTTATGCTTATGTTTTACCTTATAGGGGTAAATGCAGCCGATTTGTTTAACGCAAAACATTCCGCATTGGTAAACGGTCGCTTTGAATACAAAAGGGCTAAAACGGGGAAATTATACAGCGTAAAAGTAGAACCGGAGGCTATGGATATAATAGAAAAATATAAAGGGAAAAGCTATCTTCTCAATATAATGGATGAATACAGGAATTACAAGGACTTCCTGCATCGAATGGGGATAGGACTAAAGCAGATCGGGAAACTTGAACGAAAAGGATTAGGCGGGAAAAAGATAAGAACTCCTCTGTTTCCTGATTTATCCTCTTATTGGACGCGTCATACTTGGGCCACAATAGCATCTGAGCTCGACATTCCCAAAGAGGTAATAGCGCATGCTCTTGGGCACAGCTGGGCAAACGGAACCACAACGGATATATACATACGCTTTGATAACAAGAAAGTGGATGAAGCTAATCGAAAGGTAATAGATTACGTAAATAAAAAATAAGCAAGCCAATTGCCTGCCTATTCTTTCACGAAGTCAACTTTGTAATCCAATGCCTTTGCAATTTTGGAAAGAATATCTATACCCGTACTGTATTTTCCAAGCTCTATACGGGCTATGTTTCCGGGAGCAATCCCAGTTAACTCGGATAATTGCGCTTGCGATATTCCTTTTGCCATGCGAAGCTCTGCTATTCGCTTACCTATTCGTTCTCTGTCATTCATGGTTATCTGATTACTGCATCCTCTATTCTCGCAGGATATGGTCTGCCTAATTCATTCTTCGCATTCACTCTCTCAAGATCGATGGTAAGACCGGATATGTCTATACCTGCCTCTTCTGCCAATTCTCTTACTTGGTCTTCGTCACGAGCTATCGCATGGTACAATATAGTATCGCTGTGTTCTTCGTCAAAAATATTATAGCTATTCATATTATTTGCCCGTCATGCCGATAGCGCAGCATTATATATTATAATTTAATTTCGTTTTCGATTGCAAACTTAGCAAGGCAATAAGCCTGTTTTTCAGAACATTTCATATATTTATCAACAGATTGACAAATTGAAACAATAAAGTCATTTCCGGATTCTTCAGCTTTCATTTCAATTTTAGAAAGCATTTCTGCTGAAATCTGATAGCTCATAGAGTTTCTGTCACCGGATGCGCATCCATTAATCCACATCATTTTGTTTTGAATTTCTTCAAGTGGGGTTAAAGCTTTCAATTCTGCCTTTTTGGGTGATTTTTTCAAGGAAACACCATTTTCGTCGGTAAGGTTGAATGCCATTTCCTTTTTTGAGAATCCAGCCTCATAAGAAACTTCTACATAGCCGGTTGATTTGGTGATAATACGAGTGATAGTACCTTTTTGACCTTTTTTGTTGAAAACAACTTGATTGATAGTAATCATAACTTTATGCCGCTTATCCGTTGCCGCCGGTTCTATTGTTATTTGATATTGCAAATATACTATCAAATTTGATAGTAAGCAAGCGAAATAAACTTTATTTTTTATGCTATACAACATGTAAGTCGCAATAAGACAAAGACATTATTTTTAACTAAATAAATTGTAAATATCACATATTGTTTATTATCTTTGCAAAAGCATGTCAAGTGGCATGTGTACCCATACTGACGAAAAGACATGAAAGGACTTACAATCAAACAAGAAAACTTCTGCAATTATTACATTGAAAGCGGTAATGCTTCCGATGCTTATCGTCGTGCCTATTCGTCCGAGAAGATGAAAGACAAACAAATATGGGAAGAGTCTTGCAAGCTGTTATCTCGCCCAAATGTAGCCCAAAGGGTGAAAGAGCTCCAGGAAGAGCAGAAAAAAAAATCCGATATTACCAAAGAGGAAATAATCAAGTTGTGCGCTGATGTTATCAGGGGAAAGTCCATTACTGACTATACAGAAGAGTATGACGGAAAGAAGAAAGTAAAAACCGTTTCCAAAACATGGGCAATAGAACGTGTATGCAAGATGTTCGGTCTTGACGAGCCTACAAAGATTGATTTGAAGAGTATGCTTTTTGACGTCGATACAGGAGATGAGTAAAAATGAAAAGATCACATTTGATTATCGGAAATTCAATCCAAACTTTCATCATTTAAAAAAAGCATTAAAAGATGATGATATCCGGTTTATCTTTTTGATCGGTGGCTCTTCTTCGTCCAAATCCTTTTCGGTTGCACAGGCTATATTACTGTTCTGCTTATCTGACGGATATAATACTCGTGTTTATAGGAAGACTGGTGCAACCATAGCGGACAGCATATATAAGGCATTTAAGGAAGCAGCTAACAGTCTCGGCATTTCAAAAGCGTTTGATTTTAGGGAAAACGCTATTAAATGCTTCAACGGCTCATATATCACATTTAGCGGTCTTGATGATCCTGAAAAGATAAAAGGTCTTGAAAGTTATCAGTTTGTCGTATGCGAAGAATTGAGTGATTTTGCCGAAGCTGACTTCAAGCAGATAAAAAAACGTTTAAGGGGCCGTTTGGGCCAAAAGATAATATCCATGTTTAACCCCATATCAGAGGAGCACTGGATAAAGAAGAATGTGTTCGACAAAGAGGACTTGCACGAGGTCGACAATTATCTGTATGGTATTAAAAACACATTGACAGGAGATGTATTGTCAAAGGAATACACTACAATAACCAAAAAACTTATTAACTCTCCCCGCATAATAACCAACCCACGTACAGGAGAAGAGGAAGTGCATGCGCCTGATACGTTGATATTAAAGTCTACCTATCTTAATAATTTTTGGGTTGTCGGTTCTCCTGACGGCACTTATGGTTTTTATGACAGGCAGGCGGTTGCCGATTTTGAAAAGGATAAAAATAGAGATTATAACTATTACCGCATTTACGCTCTTGGAGACTGGGGTAGCATAAGGACTGGCGGAGAATACCTGTACGCATTTGATACAGGAAAACATAGGGGGAACTATCCGTATGATTCTAAAACACCCATTCATATATCGGTTGATAATAACGTACTTCCATATATTACCGTAACGCTATGGCAAAAAAACGACAACAATTTTAGGCAGATACACGAAATATGCGCGGAAGATCCTAATAATACCGTTACTCAGGCAGCGTCAATGACAAGGGACTGGCTTACGTCTATTGGATATGCGGATGTGTTATTTGTTCATGGGGATGCCACTACAAGAAGCGGTAATACAATAGATGACGAAAAGAGGTCATTTTTGGATAAGTTTATTGAGTGCTTGGAACAGAGGTTTGTAGTTAATGACTGCGTTCCCGCCTCAAACCCTTCAGTCGCTTTGTCGGGTGAGTTTATAAACGCCATATTGTCCGGTAATCTATACGGAATAAATATAGGTATAGACGATTCTTGCAAGAAGTCAATAAGAGACTATGAGAACGTGAAGAAAGATGCTAACGGGGCTATTTTAAAGCAAAGGATTAAAAATAAGGAAACCGGGCAAAGCTATGAGGAGTTCGGACATTGTACGGACACATTTAGATATGTTGTTGTAGATGTGTTCAAAGATGAATATACAAGATTCTCCCTCAAGAGGAAAAGAAGTGTTCAATCCGAAGATGATGTGTTGTACTTTAATGCGGATGCAGCCGGAAGCGAGTTGTTATACGTTATTCCTGATAATTTCGGAATGATGACCGCTGTATCGTGCGTTATACATGATTACATAGATATAGAGGATGTAGTATATCATGGCTGCTATGACAGCGATATGTTATTCAGATGTGTTGAAAACGCAAAGGGTCTCGTTATATTCGAGTGCGAAAAAGCATTCTTCCATACAGTAAGGGAGTTGAGGGAATTAAGGGAAATAAAGGTAATATCTTCTTCATCCGACTACAAGCTTAGAATAGAGGCTAACAAAGACTTTATCAAGAAGAAAGTAAGGTTTTCAGGCGGTTATGAAAGTAATGCTGATTATCTGTTATTTATGAATGACTTTTTAGACTATAACGGTAAGGACAGCGCCTCTGCTATTAACATCATATCCGCCATGTCCAAGTATATAAGAAAAAATTTTTTTTAAATTGTTATTTTTACTTAGTCTAAATAAAAATAGTTCGTTTTTTATTTGCTATTCAATATGTTAGTTAGTATATTTGCATAAAATAATAGCCTTTGGTATGTTAAGTAACATACTACCCATTGTTGAACTAAAAGACCAAAGGCGATAATCATGTATATGGTTGTTGCCTTTTTTATTTAAGCATGAATTTATCTTTTGAGACAAAGAATTTTCATTTATCTATTGGAGGCAAGTCCAAAGATTTAATCAGCGACAAACAGGGGAATGTCTACGGATATGTGCGCAACACGCTATATGACATCGCCTCTCCTTATGTAGCCTCCGATAACTTCATAACTCTATACGAATCTGTGCCGGAAGTGTTTTTCCCGGTAAGATATTTGGTAGACAAGATTGTCAAGGGTAATTTTATGCTAAAATCAACAAAGGACGATTCAGTCGTATTCAACAATGATAGCATAAACAAGTTCTTGACACAGCCAAACGCACTTCAATCATTTGATGAGTTCGTATCACTTCACTTTCTATATAAATTTTTGACAGGTAACTCATTTATCAAAGCATCTGTGTTTTCAGAATCACAAAAAGAACTATGGAAGAGATGCGATGATTATTGGGTCCTTCCATCCGGCAGCGTTGATATTGTAGCATACAACAATGCTCCCTTGTTTTCTCCGGCAAGTGTATCTGATATAATCCAATATTACAGACTGTCTTATTCCGGTATTATGGATGATATGCCGCCGGAAACTGTTCTTCATGTGAAGGAGCCTAATGTAAACACCTTTACCTGTAACCTCAAGGGACAAAGCAGGCTTGTATCACAGATAAAGCCTATATCCAATCTTATATCTGTGTATGAAGCAAGGAATGTGATATATACAAAGAGAGGCGCTCTCGGTATTATAGTATCAAGAAAAAAAGATGAAACCGGGACAGTCGCTCTAACTCCTGACGAAAAAAAGAATATCCGCGAAGAATACAATACTGTGTACGGATTAGGAGAAGATAAATATCCGGTAGCGATAATAGATACAGATACGGACTTTATTAGAACCTCTATGAGTATTCAGGAATTGCAACCGTTTGACGAGACGTTGCAGGATGCCATATCAATAGCCGGTGCGTTTTCTATACCTGCGCAGCTTGTGCCAAGAAAGGACAACAGCACTTTCAACAATCAGCAAACAGCGGAAAGAAGCGTCTACTACAACATCGTTATCCCGGAGGCTAAATCTTTCGCAAGAAGCCTTACCCGATTCTTAGGACTTGAAAACAGCGGTTTGTACTTAGATGTGGATTATTCAGACGTAGATGCCTTGCAATCAGGAAATAAAGAGAGACAAGAGACTTTAAACATCATCTCGGTAAAGTGTAAAAACGAGTTTCTTAGCGGGGTAATAACCCTTAATGATTGGCGGGCACAGATAGGTGAATCAAAGGTTTCAAACCCTTTATACGATAAGCTCATATTGGAAATGAGCGATCAGGAAGTGGATAGAATCAAAGGTATTATTTCTTCAGGTAACACAAAATCAAATAGCAATGGAGCAGCTTAGAGACATAACATGTAAGACAAGGACGAACGATGTTGACGAGAAAGGCATTGTAACTGTCGCTGTAAACGGAATAGGCATTCAGGATGCGGATGGTGACATATCGGCTAAAGGTTCTTTCAATAAAACGTTGAAAGAAAACTTCAGCAGGGTTAAATGGCTGTATAATCATGACAGAGGCATTCTGCTCGGATGTCCGATAGAGGGTAAAGAGATTGACGGAAACCTTGTTATGACAGGTGCTATCAATTTAAAAAAACAGATAGGGCGAGATGTGCTGGAGGACTACAAACTTTACGCAGAATACGGAAAGACCCTTGAACACTCTATCGGGGTAAAGGCTATAAAAAGAGACGATAAAGATAAAAGAATTGTAAAAGAGTGGTCTCTATGGGAATACTCAACCTTATCATCATGGGGAGCCAATCCGCAAACCTTTCTTATTGATATTAAGAACGCAGACAAGCAGACAATTCAGGAGCATATAGGTTTCCTTAAAAAAGCTCTTACGATGCGTTATTCCGATGATAAATTAAAAGAATTAGACATGAATTTAAGTTTGGTAGAAAAGGCATTATCCGGGCAGGATATTGTGACGTGTCCTCATTGCGGGCTTTCCTTTGATTACAATAGTGTGCCGGAAGAGACATTTGAAAACCAAGTATTGGACAGTGTAGGGAATTATACGCGCTGGATAGCAGAGGATGTAGTGTCTGCGGAAATGGCAAAGCTTAAACCGGAGATACAGGAACAGGTTCTTAATATCATATCATCAAAGAAAAGCGTCGAAGAACTTGCCGCCTATGTAAGGTGCCCTAAATGCTATGCAAGGATTTATAAGAGTTTCATAAACAAGAATACAGAGCCGCCGGAGGGCACTCACCAAGAAGAAAGCCGCAAAAGCACTTTTTCATTGGAGGGACTCGCTATTAAAGGTTTAATATAATAATTAGAAAAAATGAATTTGATTGAATTTGCAAAAAAAGAAAACGAATTGACATTGGAGGAAAAGCAAACTCTTGGTACAATTCAAAAAAAGGTGAATGATACGGTGGAGGAGCTTCTCAAAGGGCTTATCTCTGAAAGTTCATTCAACGAGAAAATGAAAAACGTAGATGAGCAGCTTAAGGCCCTAAACGAAGATGGCAAGGTTGGTCTTGCTGTTAAGGAACTGGGAGAGTTCAAAGAAGAAATCAAAGAGTTGTCAAAACAGCTGGAAGTGTTGAAGGCAAAGGGCTTTAACGTAAACGGCAACTCTAACAATCTTGGCAAAAAGATTGATGAGTTCTTGGATTCAGAGAAGTTTAAAGACTTCTTGGACGGGAAAACAAAGAGTTCAGGCCGTTTTGACATTGATTTGAAAGATGTGACAGACCCGGTCAGCATGACTAATGACTATGCCGGAGACAAGCTAATCACTCGTCAAAGCAGCCTTGTTGTAACTAAGATCAATGAAGGAGCGCACATTCGCGACATCATGACCGTAGACCAGGGAGACCCTGCATATCCTACAATCACATTCACGCAGATCTACGATCTTGACAGAAACGCTGCTGCTGTTTCAGAGAACGGAAGACTTCCTGAATCTTCATTCAAGATCAAGGAGCAGACCGTTGGCGTGTGCCGCATTGGTACTTATGTTCCGTTGAGCAAGCGATTGCTTAAGTCTCGTATCTATGTACGCTCATGGCTTATGAACCGTCTTGCCTCTTGGGTTAGAATGGCTGAGGATTTCCAAATCATGTTCGGTGACGGACAAGGCGATAATTTGAAAGGTATTGCAAACTACGAAGATATTCTTCCGGCAGAAAATATAATCGGCAAAGACGTGGTAACCGGCGCTAAGGGTTCTGTTAAGTCGGTAAGCACTTACAATGGCGGCAAACAGTCCATTGTTGAGTTTACAGAAGCACAGCCTGAAATCATGGACGGTCAAAAGATTACGTTTGCAGGTTCTTCCGTTGAAGGTTTCAACTCTACTTATGTTGTTCATAAGATGAATGACAGAAAGATTGTTGTTGACTATGCATACGCTGCCGTAGCTGATGCGACATCCGCTGTCACATTCACAGTTAAGAACAACCTGTTCAATTCTGTTGTATCTCCTAATATCGGCGATGCAATCAATGCTATCTTCGCAATCATGACCTATGCGGAATACACGCCTTCGTTCATTGCGCTTAACCCGTCTACCGTATTCGATGCAGAAACGGCAAAAGATACATCCGGACGGTCTCTCGGCCTTGTTACTACTGTTAACGGTGTCAAGTATATTTCCGGAAGACCTATTATTGAAACAACGAAGATCAACCCGGGCAAGTATTTTGCAGGAGATATGACAAACGGCGCTTCTCTGGTAGACTGGAGCAATCTTAGCGTTGAGTTCGCAGAAGATGTGGAAACAAAGCTCCGCAATACTGTTGTCCTCATTGCACAGGAAGAGGTTCAGATGCCTGTTTACAACCCGGCTGCATTTACATACGGTAATATTGCCGATGTGATAACTGCCATTAAAGTTGCTGCCTAATGGATAAGGTTATAATTATACGAGGTAGTCAACTGGAAGTAGATAAGATCATTCAGGAAAACCGAATAAGGAAGGAAATGGGGCTTATTTCCATTGAGGAAGTCGCCCCTGAATCCTCCGAAAAACGCGAGATTCCTGAAAAACGAGAAAAGACATCTCCGGTTGCGGACAATAAAAATGTTTAATTATGCTCATTGATTATGCTTTTTTTCAAGGGCCGCTATTTATTAGCGGAATAATTTCTCCGGATGTTGCTCCGTCATTGACAACATCTGCTATAACAGGAGATGTGAACAACTATATATCCTATTATGAGACGGAATACCTGATAAAGGTTCTTGGTAAAGAAGTATATGAACAATTTTCCGAATATCTCCAGTCAGAAGAGAAAGAACCTGTAAAACTGTGGGATGATTTAAAGAGCATGCTGGTTGGCACTATGGGAGGGATGAAAATCTCTCCTATTGCCAATTACATATACTTTTTCTACGCAAGAAACCATCAATGCGATGTAACCGTCAACGGTGTAAAAAGAGACAGCGATGTCGGTGATCTTGTATCTCCTATGGGGAAAATGGTTTCTGCATGGAATAGCATGGTTAGAATGAACGCAGACCTTTATAAATGGCTTGATACGCAACATATAGAGGGCTGGACGTTCGATAAATCATTATTGAAACCTGTAAACACATTCAATCTATGATAGTAGAGATTTTCAGCGATATATGCAAAAGAGTGTCTTCCGAAGTTGGGTATGACGTGAATTATATATTCGGCGACAGTACATATATAAGGGAAGCCATCTTGACGCAAAAGAAGATACCACAGACCGCTACAAAACGCTTTCCTTTAATCGGGCTTTATACGCCATTCGTAGAGGATAAGACAGATAGCAAGGTGTATTGCAAGGCTGATGTCAATATAATCATAGCAGTAAACACGCTCAAAGATTACACCAATGAGCAGCGTATAGAAGTATCTTTCAAAGGTTTGTTAAGACCGTTGTATGATGCTCTAATCAAGGAAGTGGGTGCTGAAAAAAGGTTTGATTTTGGATATTCGGGGCATGTGGCTCATTCTTATTCGGAAAATCTTGTATTCGGTCGAAGAGGCGCTTTTGACGCCGACGGAAAGGAGATTGAAGAAAAGATTGATGCTATTGAAATAACTAATTTAAGTTTAACGGTAAAAAAAATAAAATGCTATGGCAACAGATTATAGACAATGTCCGGGGGTTGCAACCTTTAATACGGGAAATTCCGTATGCGTGTTAGACCCCGGCAAGGTAAAAGCTATCATATTGGTAATGCATGGGTATAAGTTACCCAAAACTCTGACAGCGGACGCTTTGGAAGCGGCCTGTCATGCAGACCGACCGGGAAGAATATTTCCGATTAAAACGATTGTGGAATACGCTCCATCAGGCGGGGAAGCGCAAACCTCAGCGACAGGTTACGGACCTACAAAAATCACAGGATACTCGCCCAAAAACGATGTATGGACGCTTGAAAATTACGATGCAAGCCTCAAGGCTAATCTTATGGCTGCAAAGAATACAGCGTTTGATGCATATTTTGTGGACGAGAACAACGTGATATACGGCATGAACGACGGTACGGAAGAACTGGCCGGAATCGAACTGTCCGGCGTATATCCGGGCGGTCAGGACTGGGATTCTTCCGGCACAGAAGCCAACCTCACTATTGCAACGATGTTCAAGGATTACGAGAAGTATATCAAGAACGCTGGTGTAAAGGCTTGTGACTTTGACGTTGTCGGAGCGCTGAAAGGGCTTGTTTATGTTGAGCTGGTTTCAACAGAATCAAAGAAATACAAGCTTGTTGAGCACTTCGGAAGACTTGATATAACCCCATACTACGGAGCGTTGCTTCAAGAAAATGCGACTACTGCATTACCCGGTGCAACAAGTGTATCCTACGCAAACGGTGTTATTACCGTAGGCGAGGGAGAACCGACACTTGCTTCCCCCTCTGTGTTGCAAGGAGCCGGAATCACAGGCATAGAGGCTTGGGGATGAAAGTAGAAGGAATTACATTCAACGATGAGAGAGTAAGAAACATGAAGAAGAGGGACTTCATAAACTCTCATAAGGATGTGTTTTTTCTTGACCGTCCGATAGAGGAGCGCGAAAAGGTGCTTTCTTCCATTTACGAGGATATAGCCTCTTCCGGTGCTCAAAGGCAGAAGAAAGACGGTGATATGTAACTGTGTTGTGTATATTAATTAGGGGTGTTCATTTAGTTCACCCCTTAATTGTATTTGTTATGGCTAATATAATTGATGCGGAAAAAGCCGTAAAACAGTTCGTTGAGGGGTTTGAACCTATGATACGGGGTGTAATGGTAGAAAATAGGGAGGAGGTTTCACAATATATCGTAGAGCAGTTATGGTCAGGTATTAACGGAAACGACAAACCATTACGTCCTACCTACTTCAATGATCCATATTTTAAAACAGAGGAGGCCGGATATTGGTATAAAAACGCAAAAGGATATGCAGCTTTTAAGGAAAAGAACGCCCCGCTTATGCATTCTGATTTAATAAACGCACCTGTTAGTTCAAAGGGAACGCCTAACCTTATAATTACAGGTGAGTTTCACGATTCAATTACGGCTACTCCGACAGACAAGGGGCTAAAAATAGGAAGTGAGGGTGTCAGTTTCAGCAGCGATATAGAAAAGAAATACGGTCAGGCAATTTATCGTGTCGGTTCCTATGCCCGGAAAACTTTTTTTAGAAGATGCCTAAAACAAGGTATTGAAGATTATTTCAGAAAATTCGGCTTGTAATGGGGTGTGCGTGCGAAAATAAAAAGAGAATGGCAGACATAGCCAATATGAGGACGCTTGCAAGGAAGGTGGCCCAAATGGAGGGTAAGGTATATGTCTTGTATGAGAATGGCGGAATATTCAATTTCTGCCCGCGGGGAGAGACGTTTAAAGGTGTATTTATAGAGTATGTTTGGTTCTGATATTAAAAATAGAACATAATTTTTTGTATAACCCCCGTAATTTTTCTGCCTTCAAATTGAAAAATATTAAAAATAGAACAAAGGCGGGAGTTACCCCGCCTCTTAAGTTTACTTTTTAAGCCCCATTATTATCCGCATATTAGGCATTACTGTTTTCTCAACTCTGTGTGTCTTTGTGTCCCTTGTTGGGGTATCCGCTTTATTTGTTCTTCCACGTTTTAGCGCCTTTATCTCTTCCTCCAATTCGTCCACACGTGTAGACATAATATTGTAAGCGTCCAGCAAATGGCTTATGTACCCTACAACGGATTGCATGTTTTTCAACTCTCTAAGAACCTGTTCATGTTCTTCTGATACTATATTCATTTGTCTCACCAAATCGGATGTATTTGTTCTCATATAGATAAAATATTTGTTTTAGGTTTAAAATCAGCACATCGGCTGTGATTGTAATGTTGTTTGGGTTGAATTTAACCCACTGGGTTGTTTGGGTTATTTTATTTTTGCCGTTTTCCCGTCAGAAGGCTTTCCACCGAATAAATAATTAATGTAAGCAAGTCCTTTGGGCTTACAAAGTACCTTTTGATATAATATGTCAGGGTGACTGTCTCTGTGTATAGGTGGTAACAGCGTCATTTCAAAATACCCTGCGTCAATGTACTTTTGTTTCGGTTCGTTTCGGTCTTTGAAGAACACATCTGCTTCCCTTAGCTTCTTGAAAAGGGTGTTTCTCCCGAAACCGAGGTTGAGAATTTTTGCGGCTTGACCTATGTCTACTTTGCCCTCTGCTTTGAAAGCGGCTTCGGCAAAGTCGGCTTTGGGTTTTAGTTTGGCGTTCTTCTCTTCAAGCTGTTTCTTTTCTTGTTCTAATCTCGCCTTTTCCTCACGCTCATTTTTTAACTGTGTGGCAAGGCTGATAACAAGGTCGGGATTGTTTATCATCTGCTCCAAAGTTGGCTGCGTGGCGGTCATACCGTATTGGAGAAGCTCTTTGATGCGGTCATTGCACCATAAATAAAAATCAGGAGAAAGCCATTGAGCGAAGATTAATGCCAAATCCTCATGTAACCATGTACCTTGATTGTTACCTCCTTGATTTACAGTAACTAAACCCGTTGCGGGAATTCCCGTTTTGGCTGATAATGAGCTAATTAACTCATTTGTCTGTTTTGTTGACAAAAAGTCATTACAACGTTTCCCGAACGGTTTAGCCATTTCGGTTGCATTCACCATAACACTATCTCCTTTCAGAAAGGTAATAGGACTTCCGTTGTATTGGAAGATTTGATTTTCATTCAACTGTCGCATAAACAATGAAAATTAAAAGTTAATAAATAAAGAAAGCAGAGAATTTCTCCAACTTGCGACAGTTCCATATCGGCTTGGGGCGAATATGTACGGAGAAACCTCTGCTTATATTTTGGGCAGTAGTTCAATATAGGGCATAAAAAATCCCCAATCCAAATATGTATATAAAACTGTCGCACCGCAAAGATAGCTATTATCTTTGAAATATCAAACCTCTTATTGAAAAATAAATTATAGTGATTACTTTTTTCTCATTTTAGATTGGTTTCCCGAAATATTGTATTACATTTGCGATATAATATAATACGATGTAATACAGTAATAATATGGAAGCAGTAGTAAGAAAACAAACTTCGTTCCGCTTGCGTGAGGATTTATTGCAAATTTTGCAGGAACAGGCAAAAAAAGCGAACAGAAGCCTTAACAATTTTGTAGAAAGCACACTAATGGATGCAATGTATTCAGAACCGAATGAAGAGACCATAGCAGCCATTAAAGAGGCGCGTTCAGGGAAATATGCCGGTGTTATTGACACAAGCAGTATGGAAGCCTTTATAAAATCTTGTGAGTAGATGAAACAGTTACGCTATTCGACACAATACAAAAAAGATTTTAAGCGATACCGGAACAATCCATCCAAATTGAGCAAATTATTGGAAGTGCTTCGTATGCTGGAGAATGAAATCGAACTTCCGAAAAAATATAAAGCTCATGTTCTGATTGGTGAGTATAAGGATTGCATGGAGTGCCATATCGAGGGAGATTTTCTACTTATATGGTTTGACGAGGAGAATGATGTTATTGAAATACTTAGACTTGGAAGCCATGCTGAATTATTCGGGAAAAAGAAGTGATTAGACTATTTATAATCATTCTAAATTGTGAAGATTTATGCCAAATATATTGTCAAAACGGTTTATTTAAGGTTACTTTGCAAGCAAAACTTAAAATTAATCAACATGAAAGGAGTATTGTTTTTATTAGCATTGCTTTCGTCTATTGCGTGTAATGCGCAATTTGTAATTAAGGACGGACCTTTTACGACTGAGGACGGGAAGGGATATGTCATATATGAGTTCGATGGAATGACACAAAAAGATTTGTTTACAAAAACAAAGTCAGTCTTGACATCATCCTATATATCTCCTAAAGATGTAATGAGTACGAGTGAATACGAAACAATATCCATAACAGCTTATACTGATAATATATGCTGGCCTATAAAAGTTTTTGGACGTCCTTCTTCCTCTTGCGTAGATGTTACATATAAGATTACATTTCAGTTCAAGGATGGGAAAATAAGAGTTGACTCACCTTATATAATTAATTGCACACAAGGAAGCGGAAAGGATAAGAAAGAATATGTTTTCGATTCAGGTTGGGGGTTGGCTGACATGTCTTCAACTCTGTATCTTTATAACACTAAAGGAAAATTAAGATACCCAAAACTTAAGGAAGCGGCAGAAAAAGGGATGAATAGAATTATTGATAATATTATAACCCAAATACAAAATAAATCTTTAGAAAATGACGATTGGTAAGTAAAATGTCTATTTAGACCGTTTCTAAATTACAAAGAAATCCGTCTCATGTTTTGGTTACATCCCTATTTCTGCTTTAATTTGTATCGGAAATAATATTATTAACAATGTAGTAAACATTGTTAGGTAGTGTTATGTTTAAATTGCGTCGTTCGTTCTGTCGTTCTACAATATTATAGAATTAAGGTGGTATGGGAAGTATAATAGAAAATAAGAAAGCAAGATATTCTGCAAAGCATCCGCATCGCATAAAGCCAAAAGGTGATAGATTGGGATGGACGTTGAGAAGCGAAGTAAAGCATCTCCCGCTGCGTGAAATAGTAGGGGAAGGAAGAATTGTTAGTGATTCATGTTGCTTCATTTCAGCTACCACAAAAATGATTATACAATAAATGCCTTTATTTTTTTGGGGAAAACGTAACCAAGTAGATATTATTATGATAAAAACAAATTCAAATCCTAAAATGACAAAGAACGAGATTAAAGAATTTCGTTCCCTTGTTCGTAGATATGCAACTAAGGATTTTTCCTCTAAAGAATTTGCTTTGTTTAAAGAGCAAAAAGAAAGGATAACTAATGTTGCAAGAAGGATTATATCTAACAATGGCGGAAAAAACCCAATCCTCGGATATTGATATTTCTATAATCTCCTTATCTGATTTATCAGGAGAGGAGAAATCTTACATTCTTTCTTTTTCATGTGGGAACGAATCACTTGACAATTTTTTTCACAAAGAAGTGTTTCTCTGTATGAAACATCATTATTTGGCTGCTTATTGTGCTAAAGAAAAGATTTCGGGGGAGATTGTCGCTATTTTTACGCTTGCTAATGATGCTGTTATAATAGATAGCGAAGATGATAAAAAAGATTTTATAGAAGAGGCCTGTTCCAAAATAAGCGATGAATATATACCTACATTTGAAAATCAAACTTCATATCCAGCCATAAATATAGGACATTTAGGGGTTAGAAAAGATTGGCAAAGCAAAGGTATAGGACTACAAATTATAGATTTTGTTGTATATACATTTTGTCATTATAAAATGGCTGGATGCCAATTTATTACGGTGGATTCTCTAAATAATCCCAGGACAAATAAATTTTATAATAGAAACTATTTTTTCTATCAAACAAACAATGATTTATCATCTCCAACGAGAAGAATGTATAAGCCATTACAGATATTTAAGGATGACATTTGATTGGAATAAAGCCAGACACTACATCTGGCTTTTTATATATATTCATTCTACGCTCTTAACTATCAGTGAATACTTTACAGGTTTTGCCTTTCCATGATTGTAACTTACGCTTTTTACATATCCTTTATACACGTTTCCGTTCTTCTCTATCCGTATATAGCCTGATAAATCAGAGGGTGTTCCCTGATCGCCTGTTTCTACCGATAATTCCCCAACCGTAAACAGCCTATTACCTAATGCTATGTCGTTGGTTTCTCTTACTCCGTTAATCTCAACATCACTATTGCCGTCAGAGGAGGTAAAAGACAACTGCTCTGCAAAGGCGGCAAGGTAGCGTGCGTTCGCTTCAATCATGTAGCGCTGCGAATACATGGCATTAAACATGGTAGACGGAGATATAACGCCGGATATGGTGTATCCGCTTCGTACAAGTTTATACTTTCCTCCCTCGAGTGCGGCACCAACAAAGAATATATCACTATCACTGTCATTGTCCGTTGTATCTTCGCCTCTTTTTGCGGCAAGAAATTCTATGCCGTATGCATCCGCGCGATATGGGCTTATCAATTCTTTCGCATTCTCTGTGAGAGTAATTCCGGTGGTGTATTCGTTTGTGAAATGAAATTCATCACGTCCGTTTACGCTGTCGTAGTCCTGTTTGTCATATCCTACTTTTAGCCGGGAATATATCATTGAGGAGCTTACGCTATAATTCAAGTCTACCGTATCGTCTTTCAAATCTTTCACCAGTTTATCCTGAAACAAAACATCCCTGTGCACAAATGTTACCTTATTATCACCTATAACAGGAACAAACCCGAAAACAGAACTCATCCAGTTTGCGAATTTGGTATAGGATGTATATATTTTGGCATTTGGTATTCCTCTGATACTTTCGGCTGGCGCAATTACTGTTTTATCCAAACGCGCATCAGTTGTGTTGGTAATCTCTCCGATTACGCTATTGTCGCCTGTAATTGTTCTCAATAGGCGGGTTAATAATACACTTGGACGGATGCAATCTATGTTTACCGGGGCATCTTGTGCAGAGAAATTTATACTTAACGGCATACCGAAACCTCTAAAATTGAAATAGACGGGAATATTCTCATATATAAAGTCAGATTTAGAAAGAACTATATTAAAAATAATCTTTTCTCCTGGGGAAATTGTGAAATCGTTATCTATATGGACAGTATATATTTTTGATGTTTGCATTTGCTCTGACTGATAAAGTATATAAAGACCACTATCAGTTTTATAAGAAGAAAGTCTTATGTATATAGGATAAGTGACGCCAGTAAGTTGATACGAGAGGGATACATTGAACATCACTTTTATTCTCACCGTCATTTCCTTATCCGATGTGTTTTTAAATAGATAGTTCTCAAAAAGAGCTTCTGTACTGTCGGCTTTTCCTTCGGATACATCAAATATTTCTACGATATTTTTTGTTGCTATTTCTGATGATAATATATAAAATGGAATAGAATAGTAGGCATTTGGATAGGTTTTCATATCGTAAAAAATACTGCCGTCTTCTGTGTTGCTGGGGATAGTCCATTTTGCTTCACTATCCATCATCAACCTATCATAATACAGAGGTTTCTGCTCCTTCAATTCGCTAACCAAGTATTCATATTGCGTGCCTTTTTTGGCTTTTATAAGACTTGCAAGGCTATTGTCAACCGCATTAATCTCGCATGATATGTCGGTGTATGTGAATGTGGAGTAATCCAAAGCGCACCTGAACTTCTCGTTCAATAGCCACGAATTGTTCCTTACATAAAACACAATCGTAGCGGATGACTTTAAATAGTTTGACTGATATTCTCTTAGAAGAAGAGAGTAAGCCCCTCCTGAGAACTCAAATTTGGTTGAGAAACTACGCACGACACCGTCATAGTCATTTCTCTTGAAAGACATCTCTACATCATCCCAATTGACAAGGTCATTTGTTACATCATGTACATTACCTCCTACCAGCAACTCACATCTATAATACATCTTATTTCTTTTTTGAAGTTGAACGAATCAAAGCATCTATCTCGTCACACATGCGTCTAACCATATAGGCGTATTCTTTGGCAGAAAAGGTGTTCTCATCAATGTGCATCTTCACATGAGACATGAGAGAAACCCTTTCTTTCGTGAAATAATCCCTATCCATTTTAACCTTACCGGAATTTGCGGTCGATTCTTGAAGCTTTGCCAGTCTGTAATTGTCGGAAGCTGAAACGCTCTTTATCCGGTTTGTTATCTTTTCGTGTTCATCTTCTTTGAACCTGTATCCTAAAGCGCCCATAATACTGACGACAACATCCCAGTCCCCGGAAGAGATTAATTTTTCGCACATGGAAAAACAGTTCAGCCGTATTTGAATGTTAAGGACTTCGTTTCTCCTGATTATCTGCGCAACGGCTGATTTACCGCCTATGATTGACAAGTATTCATTACATAGATTCTCGGCAGCCAAAACCTTTTCTTTTATGCTGTGCACCCCGCTTTGAACAACCTTGTCAACATCTCCAAGAAAGATGTCAATGAAACGGGAAAGGGCTATCTTACTTAAATCATTGTATATCATATTCAATAGTTTATATACGGTTTGAAATCCAATTGTAATCTGCGATATGGTTAGCTTTTTTCATCATTCTTCCGATGTTCTGCAATTGCCTTGTATTGCCTTTCATTTCCCTTTCAAGACTGCTGTAATCATTGTTTACATTGACTACTATGCCACTTTCTCGCATATCTTTCAACTTCTTTTCTATTATGCCATAATCGGATGTTAGGCCGTCTCTGTCATATATATAAGACAAGTCCGGAATTACCTGTGCGTGTGCTGGAAGATTTACCAATGTGGGCTTATCAGGCGTAACAAACAACCCGTTATCAGTTATGATACCTTCTTTCTTTCCACCGTCACCCACAATAGCCAATCCTCCCGGATGATCCTTTGTACCCTTTGCATATTTGGGAATGGGCTGAGCAGCAATAACAGCAATTTGAGCAGCTCCCATTGCACCAACCAAAGCGGCAAGAACTAAATTAGGTAATGCTTTTGTTATAGCTAAAGCGGTGGCTATCCCCGCCTGAACAATAGAATTTGCCTTGTCCCATTTAGCCTGCTTCTCCTGCAATGCAGCTTTTTTATTTTCAAGTTCTTCATTCTTGGCGGCTGTTTTTTTCTCGGCATCGCGTTTGCGGGCTTCCGCTTCTTCGGTGGAAATAGCTCCGTTCTCTTCAAGTGATTCTATACGTTCTATCTCCTTGTCGTATGCTTCATCGTTGGCTTCTTGTTCTTTTTCAATATTCTCTATCCGGGCGTCATATATATCTGTCATTAACGAGGTGATGCCTGATACTATCTTTCTTACGGCTTGCGCCATATTTTCAAAACTTAATTTGCCTTCTTCTGCTACATCAGCCATTATGCCAGATAACCCCTCAAATATTCCAGCCGTTTCCCCAAGAGAATCTCTTGCTGCGTCATTCATTTCTGATAGCCCGCTCTTGAACTTGTCTATCCACTCCTCTTGCTTTTTATTGGCATCATCTAAGCTAAGCTGATCTATTTGTGCTTGAATTTTATCAATTCTTTCTTGTAATTCCTTAGCCTTTTCGCTATTAATATCAACAAGTGTCATTTCCGCTTCTGCTTCTGCGAGAAGTGTTTTAAGACGGGCTTTAGCATATTTTACCCCAATGTCATACAGCCGTTTTTCGTAATCCTCTTTACCGATTTCTCCATTTGCATACTGCTTTTTAAGCAAATTAGCTTCTTCCAAAGCGGCTGTTTCCTGCCTGTCTATCATCCTATCGGTGTTTGATTCAATCATCCCAAATCTCTCTTCAAGGTTTTGCATAATCAAATCGTTCTCCCTTTTCATATACTTCATTCGTATTGCCAAGACATCGTTTCCGTTCTTCTCCGCATCATTTAATTCAGCATCACGCATCATATTATTAAGTTGGATTTGGAGATTAAGCCTTTTGTCTAATTCTTCATTGGAATTATCGCCAATGGAAGCCAATCTGTTTTCAAGATTTGCTTTCTCTATTTCAAGAAGCTCCTTGTCGTATTTATCGTTTATTTCCGCAATGGCTTTTCCTTTCAGCGTTTCAAGGTTTTTCCTTAATTCAATTTCTTTTTCAGAATTGCCTTTTATTTCCTTAATCCTATCTTCATACTCTCTACTAACCTCGGCTATTTCCTTTTTTCTGCCGTCAGCAATTAAATCAATCCTTGATTTAGCTAAATCTTCTGTTATCTTTTTAATGTATTCGGCATATTCTTCTGCCTTCTTCTTGGCTTCTTCATAAGCTTTATCGCTTTTTCCCGGATCGTTAACCAATGCTCCTACATTGATATTTTTAGCCATTCCCTCCAAAGTCTTATCGTAATCGGTAGTCACTTTCAATAAGGACTCCCACGCCTCTTTCTCTTTTTGGGTTTGCTCTTGTGCTTTTTCTAAATCAGATCTTCTTTTCGATAAATACACCGATTCTCGCATGCTACCTTCTTCTATGCCTTTTTCTCTCGCCTTTTGGGTAGCCTTTTCTAATGCTAATTTTGCTTCTTCTTCTTTTTTCTGTGCTTTTAAATACGTGTTATATTGATTAGTCCTTTTTATCCAAGCTTCATATCTTTGCGATGAAATTTCTGTCATTTTATCCAATTGAGCCCTTGCAATAGCATTTGCAACAAGTTCTGTACGAAGTTCTTTATAAGATTTGGCTGCTTTGCCTACGAGAATTTCCTCGTTTGACATATTTCCAAAATATGAAGGATATTTACTTCGCAACTCATCAATGGCAGCAATACGCTCTTTCATTGAACGTTTATTGTCTTGCGTTGCCTTATATAACAATTCCAGTTCTGTCCTTTCTTTCATGCTGTCAGAAATTCCCTTGCGCCTTGCATTTGCCAAATTAGTTTCAGCGCTTGCTACCTCATTAACTGCTTTTTCTGCCTTAAACAAACTTCCTACCCATTTTGCAATCTCCGAACCATACGCAGCCAGCAATGTTATACCTATTACAAGTGCAGCCTGCCAAGAAAAGATACTACCTAACAATTGTTTCCAAACAGGAATTGCAGTTAATCCTTCAGCTTTCATCCGTTTAAATTCTTCGCTTGCTCTTTTTAATTCATCCGCAAACATTGGTAAGTTATTGGAGATAGCAAGGAAGAACTGGTTGAGGCTCACTGTAAGAGACGGTAGTTCCCGCAATAATTGTTGCGTCTGTACATTTAACCCATTCCATGAGGACGCATAATTACCCACATTTCTTTGATAGTTCCCAAATTGTGCGTCTATCTCTTTTAATTTGTTGTTCAAAGAATTGGCTTGGGAAATAAGGTTTTTCCCTATGCTGCTTTCCCGGTCAGCTTCACTTAACGCCTTATACCTTTTTTGCAGTTCAAGCATGGCGGCGTTCATTTCATTATAACTACCGGAAGCGGATATTATATAAGTGGAATGATTTTTTATTAAAGCTGAATACTGTTGATTTTGTGCTATTAGTTCCGAGTGCCTTTGTTTTAATAAAGAAGATTGGTTAATGTATTCTGTTAAGGTAATTTCTCCTGCTTTATAAGATTTGTTTAATTCGCGAATATCAGATAGTATTTTCTTCATAGCCTCTTTATTGGCTATGGTGTCGGCTGTTAATTTAGTCACTTCACTATCGTAAGCCTGTACCGTATCAATTATGGAAGCATAATTCATGTTGGCTGCTTGAAGTTGAGCGGATGCCTGATTTATCGTGTCGCTTGCAGTCTGTGTGCTCTTGGCTGCATTTTCCTGTGCAGAAGCAACTTGATTGGAAGAAGAAGAAAGCCCGGCGAGCATATCGCTTGCATTTTTTACGTTTTTAGAAAATTGCTCAAACAGGATGTTTAGCTTTTGAAGACTTGTCATAGAGTTAAACTGCTGGGATATTTGCCGCAATACAGTCAACTGCTTTGTCTGAATGGATTCCATTCTTTCCTGTGTTTTGTTCAGTTTTTCAAGAATGGATGTATAATCGTGTGCTTTTTGGGAAAGTTCGTCAAAAGTCCTTGGATTTGTCTTTGAGCTTGCCGCTAATGTGTTTGCAAATTCTACATACTTACCTTTTGCCGAATCAAACTCAAGTGATAATGTTTTTAGCTGCTGTAAAGCCTCTTTGCTTACTACATCTGTAATTACAAATTCGTTTGCCATAAGTCCTGATTTTGAGTTCCATGCAACATCACATGGCGATACAAAGATAATAATTTATTTAATTTATTGGTTCTTATTTGGAATTATTCTAAATAGTATGTACATTTGCAAAGGACGTGTAAAGTTGCACGTCACCGTAAAAAGGACGAAAAGACATGGTAAAGGTTGGTGATGTTTGCCCTCTTTTTTTCTCACCTATAAAAAATAAGTTTGGGCTGGAAATGGACTACGTTCAGAGGTTCCACACTTCTGATAAAATCCATATACAGGTGTTTGCGAGCGCTTCGGAGGAGGTGTCAGTAACACTTAACAACCTTGTCGCCGAGACCTCTACTCCTGTATCTCTTTCTACATACAATCAAAATGATAACGTATTAATGTATTATGCAGTCCTTAGCGGGCTGGATGATGCAAAATATACGGTTACTGTCAATGGTAATGCGTCAGAGCCATTCGAGGTGTGCTCCTCTGATATTATATTAGAGGAAACAACGCTTATCAGGTATTCTCACAAGAGTAATAATTCCGCTTTTGATAACATATTTTGGATAAACGATACTCAACAGGTGTTTGAGTTCCGGGTAGAAGCCGGATTTAAGCCGGAAGGATATACTTCTCATATAAGCAACGAGCAATACCGCAATCAGATGCAGGAGATAGAGGAGTTATACGCAGTCCCGTATGATGTTTATACCCTTACAATCGGAAGCTCAAAAGGCGTGCCATATTGGTTTGCCAAACACTTAAACCGCATCTTATGCCTTTCAATGGTGGAAATTGACGGGACGAAGTTCGTGCGTTCCGAGGGTTCAGTACCTGAAATTACACAGGTTATTGAATCAAGCCAATTATTCTACATCTCGATCGCTCTTGAACAACAATATAATGATATTTCCGGTATCGGAGGCACTCCCGAACCAGCATCACCGCCATTATATGGGGCATTTGTGATTGATAATGCCACAGACGGGCAGCTATTGCAGTTCAAGGCTGACAAATCAGCTTTTACTAACGTAACAACAGTGGAAGTATGATAAAGAAGAGGGTAAATAAAATAAATTGGCATGGGAGCGACCTTGAAAACAACAGGGCGAAAGCTCCTAATATATCTACTCCGGGCGGGAACGGGCTCGACGGACTTAATGACGGGGAAATATATGTATGTAATGCAGATGAAGACCCTGCTATCTTCATAAAAACAAATAAGGATAAGGTTGCAAGAGTTGGCGGTAATGGAAGTGACAGCTATTCGAGAGATCAGATAGATGATTTTCTCGGAAAGAAGCTCGACAAAGTCGTTTGGGACAGAAACCTTGAAGAGAGGGTTGACGATAACGGAAAGGAATACTTATTCTTAACCAAACCGTTGATTACCGCCTACGGAGTAACCATGTACGCAGGTGCAGACGTTCAAGTCCCTTCAATCTACGAAGGTCTCCCAATAGACGGTGTGACAATACAGTGGGTTGACGGAAAGCTTGTCGCAACAGGTGGAAAGGGTACTGCCAATGGTATAGTGGTTAACGGCAATACTTACACTCCTAATGAGGACGGAATAATCACCTTGCCTAATTATCCTTCATTAAGCGGTTATGCTACGGAGCAATGGGTTAATAACACACTTAGCGGTTATGCTACTTCATCGTCCTTGTCTCAATTATCCGCTAAGGTAGATAACTTCTTGGAAGGGACTGATACTGACGGCATCATCAATAAATGGAAAGAGCTTGAATCATTCCTTGCAGGTCAGACGCAGACAAGCACGTTAGCTGAATTACTATCCGTTAAGGCGGATAAAGCCACTACTCTTGCAGGTTATGGCATCACAGACGCCTACACCAAAAACGACATAACCGAACTATTAACCGATTACGTAACCAAATCAGGTGCACAGGATATTACAGGTATCAAGTCATTCATAAACGGCTTAAATATCGGTGATATACTTGTGAAGAAGCATTCTGACGGAGTGGTTGAGTTAGACGGTGATTTGATTTTGACGGGTAGTCTTACCATGTTTGCACAAGGCAGTCATACGGCATCAACCATTCTTGATGCGCTTCCGATTGACAATACCACATTATCCAAAGAGGGTGATGTATTAAGCGTAATAGGCGGTGTTGGAGGTGGTTCGGTAGACGGGATTATACTTAACGGAACAACCTATTCTCCTGATGAAACCACGAAGCTTATTACATTGCCGAATTACCCCACCACATTGCCAGCAAGTGACGTGTATTCTTGGGCCAAGCAGCCGAACAAGCCGAGTTATTCGTTTGGTGAGTTGTCCTCTCATCCTACTACGCTGGGGGGATATGGGATTACGGATGCTTATACGAAGCACGAGATAAACACAACAGTATACAGTAAGAGTGAGTGTGACGAATTTTTTGTAAATAAGGCAGGGGATACGATGACGGGAACATTGCTAATGTCAAATGATTCTGATATTTATGGTAGGTCTTCTGCTAATTCAGGTGCAGCTTATATAATAGGTTATAGAGATGCAACTATTAGTGGTATTGTTATGCACGATATTAGTGCTGCTAACAACACTAAGGCTCTATACATACAGACTAACGGATATGACGCGCCCAGTGACATTGGAGGATTAGCCATAACAAATGATTGTGTTACAGCATTCGGCTCAGGTGATAATGGTTCTGTATTCAGAGTGCTAAATGAGGATGACGTAAATCTTGGAGCTTTGTTTAACGTTGCAAAAGATGGCACATTAACAAGGCTTGGTAATAGGATTTGGGATGCCGGCAACGATGGTTCAGGTTCAGGGCTGGATGCGGATTTGTTGGACGGTAAACATCTTGGTAATGTAGGAGATAGAGTGATGCGTCAAATTGGCTTCCCTCATTACAGTGAATTTGGTTCTCCTGATACTAACGTCTATTTAAGAAAGGTATTAGGTTGGTGTTATAATAATGTTAATACAGGCGCATCCGATACTCTATTTGTTGGAGTTGGGCATCCTAATGCATTAGGAAATATGCAAATACAGTTATATTGTGCTGAAGGAATAAACAGTGACGGATACCCGAGATACTCATCAGGTGTATTTTTCCCGTTGGATGGCGTTCCTTATCTTTTCGGTACTAACGATTATAATTATTACCAATATGCTTTAGCGACAACTGACAGTAATGTCTACTCCGCCACCAAGCTGCAAACCCCTCGCACAATATTCAGTAAGCCTTTTGACGGCACAGACAATGTAACAGGAGGAGCTAAATTTGTTAATATCTGCATTGAGACCGATAACAACGGAAATGATAGCGGAAGAGGTGGTGAGATAAATGCTTATAACACTCATCTGTATTTACAACATGATTCTCCTAATAACTTAATTTGCTGTGTGGGTGGCGGCAACGTCGGCATAGGCACTACATCGCCAAGTTGTAAGCTTCATGTAAATGGAGATATTCTTGCAAATGGTTGGCTTAGAACATTCGGTAACACAGGCTGGTATAACGAATCCTACAATGGCGGTATATACATGGAAGATACCACTTGGGTAAAAGTGTATAATGATAGACATTTTCAATGTAAAGGGACAATTTTCGGATATAGATACACTACCAATAATAACGCCGCCGCCTTTTCGTTTGATAAGCCCGGCAGTTATATGGCAGGAATTGGCTCAGGCGGAAGTGACAGCTTGGTTCGCTTAGGGCCTTGTGATCCTACTGGAGAATGGCATGACTGGGGCGGTCAGACATGGCAATTGTACGGCAATTTCCTTACCACTGGCGGAATAACAATGTACTCCGACTTAAGAAAGAAGAACGTCCTGAACAGCATCATCGTACCTCTTGACGTAATGGCAAATGCTGACCTTTTCGATTACATTTTCAAGACAGATGAAAAATGCAAGGTCAGAGCAGGAACGAGTGCCCAGTATTGGAACGTGTTTCTTCCACAGGTGACAGACACAGACAATGAGGGCTTCTTCACAATGAGTTATGATGTGCTTGCAACTACATGTGTACTGTCTATGGCCAAGCATTTCCAAAGATTTTTGATAGAGGATTTTGGCAGACACGAAACAGAGATAGAGAGATTAAAACGTGAGAATGAAGAACTAAAGAACCGCGTTAGCGGACTGGAAAGGAGGGCAGCATAATGGCAATAATATCCGATACCAATATTAACCTGTCAAACAACATCGGTGCGGTGCTGAGGGATGCAGGGGGTAATGTGGTTATAAATAGCCCGGTTACCTATTTTCGCGGACCTGCGAGAATAAACAAGGATGCGAAGTACAAGCCTGTTATCTTAAATGCAAATTTTACAGATAATATTTCTGATTGGTGGAAAGGGTATGACGGGCAATGTGGATATAGCATAAACTGGACTACCGAGGAGGGCTTAGAGCAGTTCCTTTACGATTTGCTGGCAAATGAAAATTACATGTACGATTATCGCCCTATTAGAAATGAGAACAGAGATGTCCCATTGAGATTATCAGACTTCGTTCGATATAACACCGATTGCGGTAATTGGTTAACCCAGCCAGCCGATAAACTTGTGACCATATCCGATAAAGAATATTTTTATGCAACATTATACAATCCGAGCAAGGATATTCCATACAACTTAAATATCACTGATATAAGCGTAAATGGAACGCCATTCAAAGACAGCTATATAGGCGTTATATTATGGAATTATCATAATAATGTATATACAGGATATTGTTCTATAAATACAATAGGACAGATGTATCGTAGCAGTACAGGCTTTATTCAATTCCAAGTAACTGCAAGCGGTGACCTTATGTTTACATCGGGAGTAGGTGAATATTCGTGCGCCTACATCGTATGCTCAAAAAGAAACACATCTTTCAATCCTTTAAATTGGACAGGGACATTTAGTTCGTTGCCTATCAATACATTCAGAATAAATGCTTTTGATTGGGGAATGGTGCACGTCAGAATCCAAGCAGAAATTTACGATAATGGAACTATGTATTCTGAAAACTGGTGGGGATTAAACCAAACACCGGAAGATCAAGAGCTGGGCTATTGCACAGTAACATTATACGGAATTGATACAGATGAAGGTCGCAGGGAAGTACCCTTAAAGGTTACAGAACATGATTATAGAGGAGAAATTATAGCTGCACATTCTCAAGAAGAATATGAATTAAGAATAGGATACTCTATGCCTACCAGCGAGATACCCGATTTCTCCCATTACAACGATTTCATAGTGGAAATGGAAAGCTCTAATCCCGTATTAGGGAAAACAAGATATTCAGTAATGTGGACATAATAACCAATAATATGAAACAATTCAAATCATTATCAGACAAGCGGCTTATCATTGAAGCTGAGGTAAACGGAAAGAAAGGCTTCTTCCTTATTGATACAGGTGCGAGTGTTGGGCTTATTGCCGAGGACAAGGTAAAGAAGTTCGACATCGTGAGAGGACGCAAATACCCCGGCTCTCTTGTTGGTGCTGGCGGTGAAATGGAAGATGTGTATTACTGCAATACGCTTGTGCGGTTTGGCGGGAAAGATATTCCGCAGTTCCTCATTACCGACATATCAGGCGTGAGAAACAGCATAGAGCGTGAGACCGGGATAGAGATATTGGGAATAATCGGCCTTTCCCAAATGAAAATCACATCGATGCAAGTAGATGCAAATGACAATATGATAATAATAGAATAGTAACCAATAAAAACAAAAGTTATGAGTACATCAACAACCGCCGCAGAAAAAGTGGCTTATGAAAAGTTAGTGAGAGCAACAGTAAGAGTGAATAACTCCGTAGACGAATCTAAGGTCTATGACATTGAAGCGGATGCCGAGATAAACAATGGCATTGTAGGTAATATCAATTCAGGCACAGTGAAGAAAGACGGCTCACAGGTGGCTACTTTCAACAGTTACGGCAACGAGAACCTGAGCATCAACCATAACGTGGGAGACAAGCAGGAGCAGTGCAATATCACCGCGGCCGTCAACACCTTTATCGCTGACACGAAAGCCAAGATAGCTACCGCACAGCCTGTTTCATTGTAATTGTACAACCATTAAACTATAATCATCATGGAAGATAAGAAAGAAAAGAAAGAGAAAGAAGAGTTGAGAGATATTGACTTTGCCAAAGCAGAAATCGAAAACATTGACGGCTCAAAGTCTAAGATATTCGTAGACGGTGACGGTGAGATTGGCGTATTGGTTAAGCAGTTTGCTAACGTGATATACTCCCAGTCTAAGGAATTGGGCGAGGTGGAAGTAGCCCGCGAAATCTACAAAACAGGCCAGTCAAAGGTCACAAAAGAACAGGCAGCAGCCTTGAAGAAGTATGCGGAGAACTATCCGTACATCTTGCGTACTGCAATAGAGGGTGTCTTTGATGTGTTCAAGTAACTAATCAGAAAGGGGTTGTGTCATGAAAAAGGTAAAGGTTGATTTATTAGTTATTGGTAACCTATTGGTTATCAACAACTTGCGAGGGGGGGGTAACATCCTCTAATTGGAATTGTTATGCAGATGAAAGCCTATATGAAGCGGACAGGGTCGTACATGGAGACTACGAGATTGACGGTGACAGTGATATGTCTATTGCTGTTACTGGTGGTATCACCATTATACGGAAGGAGGTATGATATGGCTATTGTACCTAATACCGATGTCGATTTAAGCTCCGAAGTAGGTGCGGTTCTGCGTGATGCAGGAGGCAGTGTTAATATCAATTATGCGCCAAGTTACTTTACCGCGGATGCAAGAATTAATAAGTTTTCAAAGCGCAAACCTGTTCGATATAGGAAAGATTTTGGAATGTCCGATTCCGATTTCAATGATGCTCGATACGGTATTTATGTGGTAAAAGTAGACACTTCTAACATAGGTGGTGACATATCTTGGGGATACAATATACCAAGGGGAGGAGTGGCCGAGCCTTATAGACTGGAGGATTTCAGAGGTTATAACAGCGCTGCTATATCCCCGGTAAGAACTGGATTCCCGGCAGAGCTAAGCATAGATGAACCTGATAGATACAATTATGTGACATTGGATATAGATGATGATTTTGATTTACCTGAAGGAAATATCAGGGCAAAAGACGTACATTCCGATGAACTTAGTTGGTATCCGGGAATAATGGCCTTGAACAGGACGAGAAATCAATCTGCATACAGGACGTCCGCCACAACCTTACAATACTTTTCGTCAGACACATTAAGCGTTCCTCTTCTTCAAAGCTGGAAAGAAGGTGATACAATAGACATGTACACCATACTTTCTCCTAACATGTACACAGGCGGAAATGAATCCGCTCCTCCTCCGTCAGGAGCTGAATATTACTTAGCTCCTGATTCTAATTCCGGATACGGGAGGGCTGCTCTTAAAAGCACCTACAATCCTACGCTTCAGTATGAGCTGGTTGGTTATCCAAAGGTACTATATACAGAAACTGTGAATTACGATGAGCCTGCTTGGCTTGTATATGATGTTAGCGGTTACATAAAGAACAATGGCAATGTAACCCACAATGTAGAGATAACGGCTTATATTGAAAATTATAGCGAGGGAGACAGTGATTATTTTGGCCCGGTTACAACTGGAGCACAGCCGGGAGAGACTAAATCATTCGGAATGTCAGGCAGTTTCTATTCACCAAGAATGGAATACACGCAATTCCTATTTGTCAGTTTGACTATTGTTGTCAATGGCAAGGCGGGTGTGTTGTTTAGCCGCTATCAAAACATGGATACAGGCGAATGGGTAGATAACCCTTAGTAATAATAACCCCCGCTCCACTCTCACGAGCCAAACGGGGATGCAGTAGTAATTAGTTCTGATACTATGAATGATACAAAGATAAGAAGAAATTTAAACATAACGATAAAATGAAAGAAAACATTGTTACCCAAAGCATACCGGGTGGATTCGCGGTGATAGCAAGCAGCTTTATTATACAGTCATTGGAGCACATGATACCTTGGCTGATAGTATCATTTTCAGTTATTATCTGCGATTTGGCGTTTGGAGTTAGGAAGAGTTTATTAATGAATGAGGAAGTACGTTTCTCCGGAGCCATACGCCGTACTATGGGTAAAATGGTAACTTACTTTGCATTTGTCTGCATGGTTGTGATGATAAACATTGCTTCCGGAGACAAGTGGAACATTGATATATATTCCTGTCTCTTTGTGTGCTTTATAGAGTTTTGTTCTATTATAAGCAACATATTAAAGCCTAAAGGGTATGATTTCAATGTATTAAAAGCTTTGGGCATATTCTGCAAAAAGGTTTTTAATGTTGATAAGGAAGATGTTAGCGAGATAATAACGAAAGATAAGGAGGAAAAGAAATGAATATTAAAGACTACTTCGACATTCAGGAACTTGTATGCAGGCACGTGTACGAGAAGTTCGGTGATAACGCTTGGCAGTTCTTCGATAACCGCCTGTTGGAAACACTGCTTGTTATCAGGGAGAAACTTGGCAAGCCTATCTATGTGAATAATTGGCAGGTAGGCGGTAATGTGACACAGCGAGGGTTAAGATGTAATGTCTGCCAGCTTGTTGCAGAAAAAACAAGGCTTGAAAAAGTGTACGTATCGGCACACATGCAAGGTACGGGCATTGATTTCGATGTAAAAGGCATGACAGCTCTTGAGGTGCGCAACTGGATTAAGGCAAACCAAATACTTCTTCCGTATCCTGTCAGACTGGAGCAGGATGTTACGTGGGTGCATCTTGACATGCGTAATGACGGGACAAAGGGTAAAGTCATATATTTCAAAGGATAATGCCATGAAAGAACTAAGAAATCTATTATTTTGGGCGTCTGTTGGATTGCTGGCTATGCTGCTGGTGTTCGTGTTTGCTTCGTGCCGAACGAGGACGGTCTATGTGCCTGTTGAAACAAAAGTGCTTGACAGTATAGTCTACCACGATACAACGTTTCAGGAGAAGCTAATACCTTACAAAGACAGCGTGTCTATTGCTGATACTGTGTCATTCCTGCATAACCCGTATGCTTATAGTTATGCGTCTTGGAATAAGGGGATATTGAACCACTCATTAGGCATCTATCCCCAATCTACGGTGACGGTCAAAATACCCTACTTCATTGAAAAGATAAGAAGAATTGAAGTGCCAAAGCCCTATCCTGTGGAAAGGAAACTATCATGGTGGAAACGGTTTAAAATCAATTACGGAGGTGCGAGCATGATGCTAAACATTGCATGTGTCGCATTGGCCGTTCTTTGGCTTGCCATAAGGATAAAAAAGAAATAAGTGTAGAAGTTGGCTTTAGCTGACGCTCTTTCGGGGCTTAGAGTAGAAAGAAAGCCCCTATCTCTTGTCCTCTGTCTGCGAAACGAACACAAGAGACAACAATCACAATCCGAGTTGTTACGAGGCTTTCGAGTTTAATAACGCCGGGTTGTGATTTTTGTTTTTAATAATTACATGTTTTAAAGCAGAATAATATGAAAACAGGAGATTTGTATCAGATTATGATGTCTACGGTATGCAGGCATACAGGGGTTGGAGAATTGGAATTGATAGACAGTAAAAAAGAAGAATGCGTAGACGCGCGCTATCTTTTGGTGTACTTCCTATCGCAGTTTTTAACGGACGAGGAAATATCCCGTCAAACTAAAATACCCCGTCAGTCGGTAAACAGGATACGCAACCATTTCGATGTAAAAATAAACAAGTGGAGCGTAAAAAACTGCCTGCACGAAATTAGCTCCGAACTTGCCCATAACCCGCTCGTTTCTTCTATAATAGCACATTGATTCTGTCGTCCTTTGTCATGCAGCCTACATCGGGCTGCCTTGAAACAATAAATATTTTATGACTATGACAGCAGAAGATTTAATGGCAATGAAAGCCATGTCCGACGGAACCGACATGAGTTCCTACGAGCACTTCATGGTGGCTGAAAAAACAGCAAAGAGACCCAGCGGAACATCAATTGCAGCTATTACTATCGGTAGTGCAGCCTTGTTGACTGGCATCGGAGCTTGGATTTTCGGTGGCGTTTATGCCGCACAGGGAAGCAAAGCTAACCAAAGAGACATTGACCGACTGGCTCAACTGGCTATTGCAGAACGCGCAGAACGTGTAAATCAGCAACCTCGCATGATTGACTACGTAAATGTTCAGACAGGCGCTACGGCTAACGCTTTGGCGGGAGCAGGAGCAAGCGCATACGCACAGGCAGAAGCACAGATCGTGGCTGACCGTTTGACAGGTCGCTCACAGATGTGTCCGCAGCCCGTAGCATTGTACAGCGCACCGCAGCCTTGCGGATGTCCTTGCAACGGCTAATTGCATTTCGGTATCGGGGAAGGGCACACTAAGCCTTTCCCTTTTTACAAAAAACATTGCTACTTATGTTTTGGAGAAAGAAAAAATACAATATGGAAATGCTGAAAATGATAAAGCCTACCAGTAAGGTTGCACTGAAAATGCAAACTCTGATGATAGCCAAAGGAAACGTAGAGGAAGCGGAGAAGCTGTATGATTTTCTCGCTAAGGACATGGAAGAACTGCCTACGTTTGATGTTGTTCCTCCCACAACCATGCAACAGGTGAGGGATACCGCCGGAACGATATTCGGCTGGGTGAAAGAAAATCAGAACGATATCATGCAAGGCATAGAGTTCTTGAAAAGCCTGAAAAAAGGAGGTGGAATGCCGCCTTCGGGTGCCGCTCCAGTATCACCGCCTCTGCCTCCGTTGTAATTAAAACAAATGCACTATGAAAGGATTTGAAATAAATTTTAAAGTATATGCCGATACGCAGGAAGAAGCGGATGCAGCCTCAAAGGCATTGCAGGATTTTGTAAACGAACATGCTGCCGAGGGAAGAGCGGTAACAGCACAAAAGCTGACAGAGTGCGTTCCTAAATGGAAAGACAACCTGTTTGTAAAAAATCAAATCATCAAATATTTTAAATAACAAAACAATATGAACGAATACATACAAGCCATTTACGAGATAGCAGTATCAAACAATAAGTTCCTGATAGCTACGGAACAACGGCTGATAAACATTGAAGCAAAACTCGATGTGCTGCTGGGTGTAGGAACGCCTGATTCTGTAAAAGAGATGAAGAGCCGGGTGCCGGCTCCAAAGAAATACCCTCAATCAGCAGAGGAACCCGTTGCTGAATAATATTAATAAAAAAACGATTCATTATGAGCTGTTGTAAAAACAAATCGGGACAAACCTCCGTATTGGAGCTTGTCCCCGTAGCCACAGGGACTACGACACCATCCCCAATAATGTATTACATTGACCTGATTCATTATCTGTGTCGTAACCGGAACATCTGTATCACCGCCCAATATCCTTTGAGCGGGACCATGAGGGCCGTTTTAAAGTCTATTGATTCTTTAGGCGGAAACCTTTATTCGCTGTCTATCCAATTGGTAGGTTCGGTAAGTTATCTGCCATACGTATGCGGATGCAACAATTGTGACGTATGCCCGCAGACGGATACAGTGTTCACTTCAATTACCGTACCGTTCTATTCAACCACAGTACCCACATCGGCAACGCTTACCGTTACGCCTAATGTGCTGGTAAGTCCTACCAACGTACAAGACTGCTGCACGAAAACAAATGCGGTGGAAATAGAGTTCGGCCTGACTGTCACAAGCCCTGCTCCTGCGCCTGCCGTAGCTGCATTGCTTGGTGAAGATGAAAGCTTAGCAAACGAAACCAAATCATCCAAAAACAAGTAGTGTATGATTGGGGATGCAATGATAATAACCGTTTCCGTATGCCTGTTCATCTATTTGGGACTTTTCAATGCCATAGCAGGCATTTTGAAAAGACTTGTTCCGGTAAACCCGGAGAAGATAGGACACTTATCGGAGAAGCTGAAATGCAGCAAGTGTATCAGCTTTTGGCTCACGCTGGCTTACAGCATTGCATGCGGAGGTCCGGTTATTCGTTGCATCCTTGTTTCTTTTCTGTGCGCTTTGGCCGCACTATGGATTGATTTGCTTTTGGCTTATATAAACAAAAAATACGATCGGTTATGGGAAGATTTGTAATTGTAAAACCAAAGCCCGTAAAGACGGTTAAATGCCCGTCATGCGGAAAGAAATAACAATATGGGCAACAAGAAGATTATGAAGTATTGCATGGACAAATACCTCAACGAGTGTATAGGTAACTGCAAGGATGACGGTGTCAAGGCTCTTTTACTTTTACAAAAAGACATTGAAAAGAACAACGAACATCACCTTCGCCAGCAGGACCTGCTGCTTCAAATAATCAGAAAGCAAAGCAAGCCCAATTTTTGGCGGGAGGTGGGAGCAAACCTTACCGGGGACGCCATTTTTGAGGTGTTGCTAAGAGGTGCAAGCAGGATATTCAGATAAGAAACATACTACTTAATTAAAAGAAAGGGAAAAGATTATGACTATTTATGAATTGATAGAAAAGTACGGCAAAGGCAAGGGTGAAGCTGTAATGATAGAGAGTACCCGCATTCTTTCGGATGTGCTGGAGCCGATGAAAGAGAAGGAGCCTAAAAAGTATTGGCTGGCGTTAAGGAAGCTGTACGGTGCCATGAGCGGATGCCATTACAACGAGGAGTTTGCCATGCACGATGTTGCCGATATGGAATACACAGACAAGGAAGGCAACGAACACAAGGGTGGATATTGGACGGTAGATCAGATAGAGGAAGCCACCAAGAACAAGAATTTCCCGTCGGGATGCACCCGTTGGGATAAATACGTAGCCTTTAATGCTTTTTGGGCCGATCTGTGCAAGGTTTTGGACGGAGAGGATATTATCGAAGCGGCGTACGCCTTTTGGTTTGCTGATGAAGATTGGATGCCGGGAGATAATAAAATTTGGTCTTACATGTGCCTAAAATATAGCTATGAATGA